ATTACGTTTGGTAACGGATTCTTTGTTGCTGTAGCAACCGGTAGTGCCGATGCGGCATATTCTACAGACGGCGCGGCTTGGAGTACAGGAACAACTGTTAGTGGTGCAGGTGGTTGTCAAGCAGTTGCATACGGCAACAGCAGATACATTGCAATACCAACAGACTCGGGAAGCGTTGCTTCTAGAAGCCAATTTGGGGATTTTTGGAACTCAATTAGCTTACCTGGAACTGCTGAATGGAAAGATATTGCATACAGCAATATCGGCACTTGGGTAGCGATTGCGGGCAACGGTAGTAACTTAGTAGGTTATTCGTTAAACGATGGAGATACTTGGTCTTCATCAACATTACCAGCTACTGCTAACTGGATTTCAGTAACGTGGGGTAATAGTAGATTTGTAGCCATTGCAACCGGCGGGTCGGCCGCGGCAATATCATTTGATGGAGTTACTTGGATTGCTAGTACGTTACCAGTATCATCAGCCTGGACTAAAATAGCATATGGTCAAGGAGTATTTCTAGTAGTAGCAACATCAACAAGTACTGCAATATCAAGTCAAGACGGGGTAGTATGGACTACTAGAACATTACCGTCAAATTCTTCATGGAATACTCCAGTGTTTGGAAATCCTATAAATCTAGCAACAGGATTACCTACACCTACTTGGATAGTAGTTACAGGAACAGCAACAACTGCGGTATTAAAACTTGGAGCAAAAGCATTTGCAAGGGCAACTGTAGCCAACCAAAAAATTAGTTTAGTCAAAATACTAGAACCTGGTAGTAGTTATAATGCAACACCAGTAATAACAGTTGGTGATCCTAATCCAACTAGTGTAGTGCAATTTGTTCCTAGAATTGCAACTGGAGTATTAGGCAATCCAACGTTTGCCAACAGAGGTACTGGTTATAGAACATCTACTACAGTAGTAACTGTAGCAACTGGCACAGGATTTGCTGATATATATCAGCCCAATAAGTTTTTAACAGTGTCTGGATTAAGTAGTTTACCAACACCAGGCGCCGCAATTACAATTGCCAGTAATGCAACTCAATATAGAATTGTTCTTATTACAGACCTGGGCACTGGAACTGCTAAGTTTCAAATTAGTCCACCGCTAACTATTTCATCAGCACCAGATCACGGTCAATCTATTAGTATTCGTCAACGATACAGCCAGTGTCGTATTACCGGCCACGACTTCTTGTTAATTGGTACAGGTAATTTTACAGTTACTAACTATCCAAATACTGATATTACCACAGCAACACCATATACACAAATTGCTGAAAATAATGGCGGCCGAGTATTCCAAACATCAACAGACCAAGATGGTAATTTTAAAGTTGGTAACTTGTTTGCGGTTCAACAGGCATCTGGTATTGTTACAATTAGTGCAGATCAATTGAGTCTAGAAGGACTACAAACATTGTCACTTGGCGGATTTAGTCTTGGTACAAATGCCGTGGTAGTTACACAATTTAGCACAGACACATATTTTACACAAAACAGTGATACTATTGTTCCGACACAACGAGCAATTAAAACTTACATTGGTAGGAANATTGCTGGCGGCGGCTCTAATGCGCAAGCAGGAGCAGTTGTAGCTGGTACATTTGGAGTTGGCGGCCCTAACAGAATTTATTCGTCAACACAGACCCAGCTATTTGTAAGAAATTCTATGAGATTAACCAAGGGTATTAACGGAACCATGCTGGCAAAATCATTTTTTGCACACGGATTTGCTGTTGGCGGCAGCGATGCAGGAAAGTAAAAAAGCAATAACAACAAATGAATAAATACATTATAATGAAAATCGGAGTATTGAATGGCTGAATTTAAACTAGGTAGAATCCGCTTTATTTGGAAGAATAATTGGGCTACAGGCGTTACATACGTCAAAGACGACATCGTTAGAAACGGTGGAAAAACTTATGTTTGTATACTCGGACATACTGCCGATACTAGTTTTTACACCGATCTAAATAATATTCCAACACGTTGGAATCAAGTATCTGACGGTTCGGAATGGAAGGGCGACTGGGCCACTAGTCAATATTATAAAGTCAGTGATCTTGTAAAGTTTGGCGGAAGATTATATCTATGTAACACTGGCCATACAAGTAATGCATCTGCAACGTCAGGCACTAGTCCTGAGACTACTGCTGGCCTTGAAGCTGACCAAGCAAAATGGGATCTTTATGCAACCAGTTTTGACTGGAAAGGCAACTGGTCAACTGCTACTCGATATAAAACTAACGATGTAGTGCGTTATGGCGCAATATCATACGTATGTAATACTGGCCACACTTCATCAGCAACTGCCAATTCTGACTCTGACGGCCTAGAACAAGATTTAAGCAAGTGGGATACCTATGCCAAAGGCTTTGACTGGATTGGTAACTGGGCCACTAGCACACGTTACAAACGAAATGACGTTGTATTATACGGCGGCACAAGTTATGTTTGTAATACTGGACATCAATCAGCATCAACCGCAACCAATGGCTTAGAACTAGATCAAAGTTTATGGGATTACTTCCATAAAGGTATTGAGTTTAAAGGAACATGGAGCGGAACCACTGTTCGTTATAAAACTAACGATATAGTCAAGTACGGTGCTGACCTTTGGATTTGTACTTTAAATCACACTAGTTCAACCACATTCTCAGATGCAACTAACTGGTCGTTGTTTGTAGGCGGCCTAGAATATGAGAACAGCTGGGATTCAGCTGGCATTTACCAGCCAGGCGATATTGTATCATACGGCGGATACGCTTATGTTGCAACAACAAATAACACTAACAAAATTCCAACAAGCAATCTTAGTGATTGGGACTTGTTCACCACTGGATTTAACTTNCATGGTGACTGGGTAGNCGCACATGATTATCGTGTAGGCGATGTATTACGTTTAAACGGATACACATACGTAGCATTATTAGATCACANATCAGATGTACTAACAAATATCCCCCCAAATCTTACTTATTGGTCAAGATTAAACAGTGGTGTTAAGTGGGCCGCAACATCTCAAGTATTTACTGGTATTGCAGGCATTAATATTTCAAGTGCAGGTACCGGTGCAACTTTTGACATTACTAATAGTAACACAACTTACACAGTTGCTCCAAACTTAGCAGGTACTGGTTATGTAACCGGTGAAACTATTAAGATTTTAGGATCAGATGTTGGCGGCATCAGCCCAGCAAACGATATTGTACTTACAATCGTTGCAAGCGGCGGACTCATTTCTAGTGTTAGTTCGTCAGTTGGTTATTCAGTATCATGGAAGTCAGGTATTAGCTATGTGCTAGGTGATGCAGTTGCATTTGGTGTTAATTCATACATTTGTATTTTAGCACATACCGGTAGTGGCGGCAACAGACCAGACGTTGATGTTACTGGTACTTACTGGAATTTATTAGCCGCAGGTGCATTCCAATCTGCACTTAGTGAGCAAGGCGATATTATATACATGGGCGGCGCTGGCCCAACACGATTACCAATTGGTACAGACGGNCAAGTATTACGTGTTAACGGCACTACACCNTCATGGTCATATTTTGGTGTTATTAATAATCTTGTATATGTTGCACTAAATGGAGTTGACACAAATGGCGCAGGTCAGGGTCTTACTATAGATAAGCCTTGGAGAACAGTGCGCTATGCCGCAAAACAAATTGAAGACGGTTACTTAAATTCAAACGCAACTGAACTAATTAAGAAAAACAAACAATTTTTAATTAAAGAAGTACAAAATTACGTACAATACACATTTACTGTTACAGTATCGGCGTCAAACGCAACAGTATTCACATGTAACTCAACTGCCAATCTATACGTTGGAATGCCAATTGTCTTTACTGGAACAGTTGGCGGTGTAACAGCAGGTGTAACATATTATGTGTTTGACATCCCAGCTGGCGGAACTACATTTGGTATCAAAACAAATTATGCAGATGTAACTCGTAGAACACTAGTCACAGCAACTGGCGCAATGTCCGGCACTTATTCATATAACGCAAGCAAAACAGAGAGAGATGCAGGCATTGTTGTAGATGCAGTGGCATTTGATATTGGACATAGTGGCACATTTAAAACAACCGCCGCAACACTTGCATATTTTACCAGCGCAGGAAATGCATTTATTTCAGGTGTGAACGCATACAATATTATTGCGTTTGTCAGTGCATTAAATTATCTTAAGACATTGATGTTAAAAGTGATTGCAAATACTGCTCCAGTTAATAACTATCAAACACTAAACGGTGTACTACTAGCAAATCAAGGTCGTCAATTTATTGATCCATTGTTAATTGCTGAGTCATCTACCAACATCTTAGTAACTAATTTAGTAGGTATCGTAACTACTGGACTAACCGCAGGAACAGCAAGTGCAATACCAGCAGTTATTAATCCAGGTACTACTATTTCACTTAAAACTGGTACTTACTCAGAAGTGCTACCAATTGTTGTTCCACAGAACACTGCGGTTGTTGGCGATGAATTACGATCAAGTGTAATTCAACCAGCTACACTTAATGATACATTAGTTAATGATAAACCAAAAACTATTGCAGTACTAGAAAGAATTAGATCAATCATTCCCAACCTAGTAACAAACACAGCAGTAACTCCTACCGCAGGAAATACCACTGTACAAACATACTTGGGATTTGCCGGCACAACTGCAACAAGTTCTGTATCATCAAACACCGCAGTTATTTCCGGAATTATCACAAACGGATTAGGATCAACACCATCATTTACTCTACCAACCCCAACGGGTGGTACAGGTAATGCGTTTACCGCAGGTTACTTGGATGCCGCACGTTTGATCTATGCTAACCGAGCTTTCCTACAAGATGAAATTTCATCATGGATACTGGCACAGATCGCAGGCCCTACTGCACCATTTGTAGGATTTACTTACGGTACTGCTGAACAAGCTAATTGCGAACGCGACGTTGGCTATATTGTCGACGCTGTTCGATATGATTTAACCTACGGTGGAAACTTAGAAACTAGCGTGGCAGCACGTTCATATTATTCCTTTGGATCATATGTTGGAGATGCTCCTTCAAAGCTTCGTGCTTTAGCAGTACAAGCCCGTATCAAAGATATTATTGACAATATTGCAACGGGAAATACAGCTGGTTGGACCAAAACAACAGCACTAACGCAAGATGTTAGCGGAACTCCAGGATCTGCACCGGCCGCCGCAACTGCACAATTACGTATTCAAGATATTTACGATACAATTAACACCGGTGTTACCCCAATTACAATTACTCCAGATACATCGTGGGTAAGCCTTGGATTACGTAACGCTAGTGATGCAATTCAAGCACGTAAATCAGCAATTCAAGCAAGTACGCTATCATGGATTGGTACTACTTATCCATCATTGGTGTATAACACAGCAACTTGTTCACGTGACATTGGTTACATTGTTGATGCACTAAGTTTTGATTTGATGTTTGGAAGTAATTTCCGATCAGCTAAATCAGGAATGGCATATTATCAAGCAGTTGCAAGTGCGCAATATGTAATTGCAAACCAAAAAGCACAATCAGCAGCCGCAGTAAATTACACTGGTTCACTGATTCAACAAATCACAACTGGTATTACTGGCGATGTAGGCAGTCCTGCATCAGTTAGTTCAGTGGTAACAAACACTGCAATTATTAATAGTATTTTAACAAACACATTAACCGCAGTTCCAGCATTTGTATTCACTAACCCAACAGGTTATAACACTAGCTTCTTAGCAGGCTACGGTGACGGTAAAGCACAGATTGTACAAAATTATGCGTTTATTAAAGATGAAGTTTCTAGTTATTTAAATACAAACTTTAACGCAGTGTGGACAGCACTTGGTGTAGGCGGACAAGCATCTTGCCAACAAGACGTTGGATATTTGTTAGACGCAATTCAATATGACATGACATACGGCGGCAATACCCAGTCAGTAATTGCTGGTAGTGCTTACTATTCTAATTCAGTATTAACTGTGGGCCAAAATGAAAAAGCCGCAACAATTGCTGCCTACACTTGGTTAAAAGGATTTATTGACAATATTGTCATTGCAAATACCGCAGGCTGGACTAAAAACTCAGCACTAAGTCAAGTAACAACAGGAACAGCTGGATCAGCAGGTGCCGCAACATTTGCACAAGCTCGTGTACAAGATGTAATTGATTGGATTACCAACGGTGTTTCTCCAGCCGCAATTGCACCAACAGCGGCAATTGCACTAGCAAGTACAGAACTACAAAATAGCTACAATGCATTGCAAGCAGCCAAGACAGAAATTCAAGGCGATGTGGTTGCTTGGGTTAACAAGTTCTATCAATCAATGAACTTTAATTCTGCAACATGTTATCGCGATGCAGGATATATTGTTGATGCGTTAAGTTATGATTTAGTATTTGGTACAAACTTTAACTCTGTTAAAGCAGGTATGGCATATTATCGTGCAACAACAAGTGCGCTATATGTACTCGCTAATCAACTAAATGCCGAAATTGGGGCCGTTAACTTCCTTGGACAAAAAGCAAAACGTATTGTTGCCTACGGCGCCGCAACACAAATTGTTACTATATTTGACGACATGATTTTAGCAATAGCGGGCACTGTTTCAACAACTGCTTCTGCAATGTCCGCAGGTGGTGACTTAACTGTTGGTAGCACTGCCGGAATGCTAGTTGGCATGCCAATTAGAGCAAACGGTTCGCTTGGTGGTATGGGTGTTAACCAAACATATTGGATTGTTTCAATCACAGCACCAACTACAGTTACTATTACAGCAACATACGGAAGCGCAACAATCGTTACTGGTGCAGGCACTAACTCTGTTACTATCACAGCTGGTCACGTATCCAACAACGGTATTGAGACATCTGGTACAAACGTTTACAACAATCAAATTGGTGCTGTTAACGGTGCTGAAATTCTTCGCGCAAACAAAGCATTCCTTGGAAGCGAAGCAACTGCATTTGTATCAGCAACATACGGCGGAACTGTAGTAACTACTACTGCGGCAAACAATCAATTAGCTACAAGTCTAGCACACAATTTAACAGCTGGCGATCCAGTTGTGTTCTCAGGAACAACAATTGGCGGATTAATTGCTGGTACAATTTACTATGTATTGTCAGTACCAAGCACAACAACATTTACACTAACAAACGCACAATACTCATCGGTGGTGTTTAACATCGATGATGGTGCAGGTTCGATGACAGTTGGTTACAGTTTTAGTCCAGCATTATGCAAGAGAGACATGGACACGTATATTGATGCAATTGTATATGATGTAAATTACACTGGAAACTATAAAGCATTACGAGCTATTGAGTTATACAAAAATGCTATAAGCGGATCGGTGTTATCTAACATGTTCTTACTACGCAACGGCACAGGATTGCGTAACATGACCTTAGTTGGATTAACCGGCGTACTATCTGCCGCAAATCAATACGGCACTTCACGCCCAACTGCTGGAGCATACAGCTCACTAGATCCAGGATACGGCCCAACCGATACTAACGTATGGATTACACCTCGTTCACCATACACACAAAACTTAACATTGTTTGGTACAGCATGTATTGGTATGAAGATCGATGGTGCATTACACGCAGGTGGTAACCGTTCTATTGTAGCTAACGATTATACAACAATTATCAGTGATGGTATTGGAGTATGGTGTACAGGATCAAATGCGCTGACAGAACTTGTTTCTGTATTTGCATACTATTCATACGCTGGATACTTGGCAGAGCTAGGTGGCAAAATGCGAGCAACTAACGGTAACAACTCATATGGTACATATGGTTCGTTAGCTGAAGGTGTTGATACTTACGAAGTGCCTATTACTGCTACAGTTAATAACCGCTTCGACCATGCACAAATTGGCGTAGTACTAACAGATAGTACTAATGAAATTTATCGTTTCGAGTATACCAATGCTGGTACACACTACAATACTGCAACTTATTCATTAGGCGGCACTGGCTACAATGCGGCAGTAGTGGCAAACGAATTCCGTGACGCAGGTATTTTTGAAGCTAGAATTTTATCAAACGGCGCTAACTACGCTAACACAACCAACGTTGCACAGGGCGGCTCGACAACCAGCATCACACTAGCGGCCACTGACGCGGCAATTAGTGCGGCATACGTTGGTATGCGTGTTATTGTAACAGGCGGATCTGGTGTGGGACAAACTGGATACTTTACAACATACAATTCAGGTACAAAGTCTGGTATTATTGCTAGAGAAAGTTTTGATTACAAAACAGTAACCAGCGCAGGGTCAAGTTTAATAACAGTTGCGTCAACTGAGCAGATGACTGCAAACATGCCTGTGATATTTACAGGTACAATATTAACTGGAATGGGTACTTTAACACTTAATACCATTTATTATGTAATTGAGACAACTATTACTGCAACACAATTTAGCGTTGCAAGTAGCTCCGGCGGCACAACGCCGGTAGCAGTTGGTAGTTCTACCAGCGGTGGCGGTCCATTGTACATGCATGCCGTAGGTTGGGATCATATTATTCCAGGAACTGCTATTGCTACTAACTTAGACTTGACTAGCGCATATAGTGTTGAACCAAGAGTAGTGGTTGATAGTCCAGCACTATCAGCAACTGCAACCACAATTACAAGTGTTACAGCACCTGTGATCACATACGGTGACGTAAACTCTGCATATAACGGCTCGGGATCAGCTGGTGTTGCCTCAACAGGCGGTACTGGAACACTAGCAACATTTACAGTTACTAGAACTGGAACTGCGTATAACGTTGCCACTAACTTTCCAGGCACGGGTTATAAACTTAATGATACATTAACTATTTTAGGAACAGACCTAGGCGGCACTGTTACTAATAATGTCACTGTGGTTGTTAATAATGTTAGCGTAGCAGGTGCTATTCAAAACTTTACATTCTCAGGCCAAGGGGCAGGCGGGTACTATGTAATTACCTCGGCAGCAAGTTCTGCTACACAGATTAGTACAGACGGTATTACGTGGGTAGCAGGCGGCGCTATGCCAGCAGTTGGCACGTGGACCGCAGTTGCTTACGGTGCAGGCCGTTGGGTAGCTGCCGCAAGCGGCACAACAAGTTCAGGGTATTCACTTGATCCAACATCAGCATGGTCTGGCGGTGGCGCAATGCCAAGCGGGTCAAACTGGATTGCAATGACTTACGGTAGTAACCAGTTTATGGCCATTGCTACAGGCAGCGCAAATGCCGCATATTCAACCAACGGAACTGCATGGTTTGCAACTAGCGCATTACCTGCAAACACTACCTGGACTGATATTGCCTACGGTAACGGTACGTTTGTAGCAATCGCCAGTGGCGGAACACAAGCCGCAACCAGTACAGATGGTATTTCGTGGGTTACAAGAACATTACCAGCAAGTGATCAATGGTCAAGTGTAGCGTTTGGTAACAACAGATTTGTAGCAGTTGCAGGCGGAATAGGTCAGGGCAATATTGCCTACTCTAAAGATGGTATTACATGGATATTGTCTGCACAACCGTTACAGTGGCCATACGGTGGATCACAAACACTACCGGCATCCAAAGTTAGATACGGTCATGGTGTATTCGTTGCAACCGGTTTGGTCGGCATATCACCCATTCAAACAAGAATTAAGTACTCATATGACGGTGTTGTGTGGAGATCATATGCAACAACAGCAACCGGCAACTACAGTGCAGTAGCATTTGGTAATGCAAACAGTGTTGGTCGTTGGGTATTTGCCCAAGACGGATCAACTGTTGCAAATTATATGAATATCGGTGCAAGAGCACAAGGCCGCGCAAAAATTTCTAATAATCTAGTTAGTGAAATTAGAATTGTTGAACCGGGCAGTGGATACACATCAACTCCAACGATTATTTTAGTGGATCCTAACCAAACAGCAAGCGGTACATGGCAAGTTAGAACTGGCAACGGTGTACTGGCTAATCCATCGTTTAACAACAGGGGATTACAGTATGCTACAGCATTGGCAACTGTAACCGGTAACGGTTATGCAGATTCTTTCCAAACAGGTTATTACTTAAATGTTAATTCATTGAATAGTAATCCAACACCGGGATCTAATATTGTACTTAATAACAACAGCAACTACTACAAGTTAGTTTCAGCTAATGCGTATGTGGGTACTGATAGAAATAGTTTCCAAGGCTGGATTGCCGCAGGCGGAAGTGCTCCTTATACAGCTAGATTCCAAATGAGTCCTGCGCTAACAGCAAGCAATACTCCGGTACATGGCGAAATAGTAACAATGCGTATCAAGTATTCACAAGTTCGATTAACTGGACATGACTTCTTAAGTATTGGTACAGGTGGTACAACTACCACAAATTACCCAAATACTCCAACACAGTCACCGGATCCTAACAAAGAAACTGTTGGTAACGGCGGTGGCCGCGTATTCTACACATCAACTGACCAAGACGGTAACTTCCGTGTTGGTACATTGTTTAGCGTTCAGCAAGCAACCGGTGTTGCTAGTATTAATGCTGATGCGTTTAACTTAGCAGGTTTGAACTCGTTAACACTGGGTTCTGTTGCATTAGGTGGTTCTGGTGCAACAATTACATCGTTCTCGACAGATCAGTATTTTACGGCCAACAGCGATAATGTAGTTCCAACACAAAAAGCTATTAAATCATACATTAGTAGCCAAATTGGTGGCGGATCTAGCGCATTGAACGTAAATACACTAACAGCTGGTGTTATATACATTGCTGGTAATAGTATTAGTACTACTACTGGTGTTCAAATTAACGTGACAGCAACGATGAATTTCACTGGCGGGATCAACGGGTTGCCAGTAGCAATGGATTTCTTACTTTTAGGATAACGGAGAAAATATATGGCAACAGGAAGATTAGGGACAGCAAACTTAGCAACAGCAACAAATACCACGGTGTATACAGTACCAGGTACAACGTTTGCAGTTGTTACAGTGTCTATTTGTAATAGAACTAATACTGCAATAACATGCAGAATAGCATTATCAACTACCACTACACCCGCCGCAGACGAGTATATTGAATTTGATACTGAAATTCTGCCAAAAGGGGTACTTGAGAGAACCGGTTTGGTTATGCAGGCCAGTCTTAACCTCGTAGTTTGGTCAAGCAATTCAAGCGTGACCGCGGTAGCTATGGGTATTGAAACACCAACTGCATAAATACACTGATAAAGGAATTTTCAAAATGGGAAGATATATAACAACAACTGGCACCGGCGGTGCAGTAACTAGGGTTAATGCTGGTACAGCATATACCGCACTGGTAAACGATCGTATTCTTTGTACGGCCGGCGGGCAAACAATTACGTTACCTGCAACTAGTACTTGTATTGATGGTGACATGGTACAAATTACTGACGCAGTAGGCATTGCTGGAACTAATAATATTACTGTTGCACGTAATGGTACAGCAAACATACAGAACTTAGCAGAAAACTTAACAATCAACATTAACAATGCAACCGTAATGCTAGTGTTTAGCGCCGCGTTGGGTTGGACTATTATTAGATAATAGGCGAACATAATGTCAATACTACGAGATTTACTATTAACCACTAGCGTAACCAACATTCCGTTTAAACCATTGCAACTTGCAGTGTTTGGCGGACGTGAGGGTACTGGTGTACAAGACGGCGGAAGATGTTGCTGTTGGAAAATTCCATCTGGTACAACTTGGGCTACTTTTGAAGGCTGGGGTGCAGGCGGAGATGGGCCAGGAGCATGTTGCTGCCAAGGACAATATCGTAGCGGCGGAACTGGTCAGTATGCTAAGAGAACATTGACTGTTAGCGCATCTACTGAATATTTTGTTCTTTGTGCGGCAGGATCCGGATGTTGTGCCCAATCATGCTGTGGACAATGTGGATTTCCAACGTTTGTATTGTGCTGTAACGGCACACAAACAATGTGTGCGCCTGGCGGATACGGCGGATGTGGTGTATGTCACCACATGGGTGGATTGTCATGTACAGGCATTTGCCAATCAGGTCAAGGTGGCGGTAACAGAGGTTGTCAAGGCAATGGTGACATATTCTATGGTTCACTATCAGAACCAGATAAAGAAAGTAATTTCTGCGTAAATCAACACTGGCACTATCAGCCAATGACCTTAAAATATGGTCCTAATTTTAGAAGAAGCTTTGACCCATGCGCCATGCAAATGACACGGATGGGTTGTGACTACTGGGGTAGCCAAGTGCAATCATGGCCCGGCGGCCCAGGAGCTGGAGCACAAGCATGTGGCGGCCCATGTTGCTGGGGTTACTTTGGCACAGGCGGTCTAGTATTAATTACATACGGTTAAAAGGATTTAAAATGACAGTTGAACAAAAAAAAGAAAACGAAAGAATTGAGAAAACATTTGTATTTGATCTTCCGGATCAATACCTTTATCAAACCAATTCTCTAAACAGAACAGGTACTTGGACATACAAAGGCCCAAGATATCTATGGATTTTTGCTGATGCAGAAACTAGAAAAGTCAAAGGTTCGTTCCATTACACTGAACATGATAACGGCGATGTTGTTCCAACTCCAGAAGGGCAAATTAAAATCAAAGTAGATGCCAATGTAAATCCTGATATTGCATCATTATGCCATAACGAATGGGACTACGGGGTAGATTTGCCACAATACGTGGAACAACTACCTTTGGGACTAACTTATGGTCACAGCGATCCGCAAGCGCCGGACCATACATACGAGTTAACTGAAATACAATATGATGCTGAAACTGCAACATTTGTAAAACCATATCCCTGGAAGAAACCACATATTACTTGGGAAGAAATCATGCGCTGGCGAGATATGAATTTAAATCATTCAGATCTACAGTATAAAAATGCTATTAATCCTGAGAAAAAAGCCAAGTGGGCAGAATATAGACAGTATCTTAGAGACTTACCAGCTACGTTTGAGGGTGTTGATCCTTGGAAGATTCCATTTCCACCAAGTCCCGACCTTGATGCTGTTCAACCAGGGGTATAACACATGGCAGATTTAAGAACGCTGTACCCAGATTCTAACTACAACATTAATTTAACAATTACAAATCCGTTTAACGTGTTGTACGTTTGGAACACAAGCAACGGTTCGCCATCAAATGGCGGACGTTGTTGTTTATGGACAGTACCAGGTGGCGCAACGTGGGCCAAGTTTGAAGTATGGGGTGGTGGTGGATCCGGCGGTGGCGCATGTTGCTGTCAGCAAGCACAAGGTGGTGGTGGATCTGGTTCATATGCTCGTAAAACTATTCGTGTAGTCCCAGGCCAAGCATACACTATTTGTGCAGGCGGATCTTCATGCTGTTGGAGCGGTTGCTGTGGAATGACAGGTTATCCATCATACGCATGTAACCCGAGCGCAACATATCCTTTATGCCTGTGCGCATCGGGCGGATGGGGTGGTTATACACAATGTTTTGCCAGCTGGACTGGTTGCTATAGTTGTATTACCTGCATTTGCGGAACCACATGCGGTGCTGACTTTTCACTGTGCGGCGTATGGGGTGGCAACAGAAATACCAGCTGTAGTTTTGACTCACATCACTTTGCGGCTGAGCCAACATACATTGGTGGCGGAATGAGAATTTCACAAGATCATTGTCGTTGCTGTCCAGGTGACTTTATGGTCTGTTTTGCAACTTTCCCAGGCGGCGGCGGCGGTACTGCAAATGCATTTGAAGGTCCGTGCTTCTGTAGTTCATGGGGTGCAGGCGGATTAGTAGTTGTCACATATAAGTAAACGGGAAAAGTTATGTCAAATTTAAGAGCATTAAAATATACAACAAGTGCAACAAGTGGTAGTACAAACTTTCCTACTGAATTTTTAGTTTATCACACTAGCATTGGATCTGCACTAAACGGCGGATGCTGTCTAGCGTGGACTGTACCAGCAGGAAAGACTTATGTAACATTTGAAATTTGGGGTGGTGGAGGAACCGGTGGCAAGAGCTGTTGCTGTCAACAAAGTGACGGTGGTGGCGCAGGTGCATATTCTGTAAAAACAGTATGTAGTGCTACACTAGCAGGTTGTGTATATACAATTTGCGCGGCAAGTACCTCGGGATGCAGTCAAGAAAACGCAGGCTGCGGTGGATTTACAAGTTACGTTAACGGATATGGATTAAGTAATTTTTGTGCGGCAGGTGGTGGGCAAGGGTGCTCAGACTGCTGGAAATACGGCGCTTGTTATCAATGTCGTGTAAGTTATTGCTGTTCATGTGCCAACGGTGGAGATATTAATATTCCTGGTGTTAACGGTGAAGCAATTCAAACACAATTCTGCGGAATGTGGGGACAAGCCCACAGCCCAATGGCTCCTGCAACAGCATCAGGCCCAATGGTTGGCGCACACTGGTGTCAGTGGGGCGGCGGGCAAGGCTGGCCTTGCGCAATGTTCCCAGGTGGTGGCGCAAACGGCGGAATTGCTTCAGCAAATGTCTGTTGCTATAGCGGTATTGGCGCAGGCGGTTTAGTTTCAGTAACTTACGGATAATAACATGGCATTGATTAGAAAAACTTTTACTTATACATTAGCTGACGATTATCTAGCACAAACTCGTGCATTAGGTAAAACAGCTGAATGGGAATTTATTGGACCTGATACTATTTGGATTCTTATTAATAAAGAAACTAACAAATATACAGGTAGATACTTTACAGAAGATCAAGACGGTGAGCACATTCCAACTCCGATAGATTGCTATAAGGTTCGCGTTGATTGCAGTAGTGAGCCATTACTATGTTCATTACTGCATGCCGATGTTGAAAAACCTGATTATGCAGATTTAAATCAGCATGAAGAATTACTACCGGACGGTATGACATACAAGCGTCCTGAAAATCCTCCACCTGATCACACTCACAGTATTACTGAAATGGAGTTTGATCCAGTATCAATGTCGTACTTAAAACCTTATCCGCTGATTAAACCTCATGTGGATTGGGCAGGTATACGTGGTTGGAGAAATAGACTATTAGAAACAACTGACGATAAAGCAGGCGACGAGTTAGATGACGGTTTTCCAGATGATTTAAAAACAGCCTGGGCAGACTTCCGTCAAAACTTACGTGATATTCCGCAAGTACACGGTGCATCAAACAAACATGTATATCTTGATTTAACTGCTCAAGCACCTTATAATCAAGTGGGCAGTACATTTATTAAAGTATCAGATACTACCGGAATTCAAGTGGGTTATGATGTAGGTGTTAAAGGGTGGCCAGTAGAAGACATTTTTAACGTTGAAGATGATCACACACAAGTAGTAAGTGTTGATCACGTTAATAAAATTGTTGAGCTTGATAAACCGCTAGTGCTAACTCCAATAGAAAATTTTAACCACGAGTTATCATTTAGTCCATGTCCTGAAACGCATCCGTGGAAAATTAGCGCACTAACAACACCAGACGGTACAGGCGGAGTTGGCGGACATAACTATCATCCAGACTTTGATCCGGCAGATCCAACTAAGCCATTAGGCGATCCAACAGATCCATTTACAGTTGCAAGATAAAAAAAGCACCCTCAGGGTGCTTTTTTGTTAGTTAGCTACTTTAAGTAGTTTACCGTACTCTGGCAAATACAAGTATTCCATAGCTGATTCTTGTAAAGTCCATAACGCATCGTCTAATGTTTCAACTAGCGGTTCTCCGCCTAGGTTAAAACTAGTATTAAACAAGATAGGAACACCTGTTTTACTATGGAATGCTTTGATCAAATCATAGTAGTGTTTATTCTGTTTCTGTGTAACAGTTTGGATACGGCAAGTACCATCTATGTGGATAATACTTGGAATCTTTTCTTCAATCCCCGGCTGACAGTTGACAGCATACATCATATATGGACTATCTTCCATACCACGCAGATCAAACCATTCATGCACATATTCTTGCAGGATAGATCCTGCAAACGGGCGGAAATATTCACGATGTTTAATTTCGTTAACAAAGTCCTTACCGTCTTCATATGTTGGATTAAACAAGATACTGCGATTTCCTAATGCTCTTGGACCGTTTTCACTGCGCCCTTGGAACATGGTAACAATATTTTTATTTAATAACAGTTCTACAACATCGTCATGCGTTGCATCTACAACACTAGCACCATATTGACTTGCAAGTTTGTTAATGTCATCGTTACTATAGTTGTATTCAAATCCTAAATATAGTCTTTCTTTAGTGTAGTCAACTTTAGTAAGCGGTTGTAGATTTTTAAACAACATTAATGCCGCACCAATAGCTGTGCCTGCATCGTTAGATATTGGCTCAACGTACAGATTAATGCCCTCATCTTTCAAAGCATCCAAATAATAATAGTTAGCAACACAGTTTAAAGCGTAGCCACCGCTTAGTACAACATTTTTATGTCCAGTATCTTTAACTGCTTTGCGGATCAAATTAGCAACTTGTTCCTGTGTTTCTATTTGGCAAGCATACGCCATGTCTCTACGGTTTTGTAGCAACGTAACATCATCAAAGTAATCAGGTGTTGCACCAGAACCTTCAATTAAATAGTCAAACAAGCAAGCGTTTACACTTGCACCGTTTGGATACGTTGGAATAATAAGGTTTCTATTGGATAGCGGTACAATGCTAGTATGGTCAAACAACGGAGGAATTGCATCGTTCTTTTTACCGTACGGGAATAGTCCCATAGTTTTGCCTGCCTCAATAGGTTGCCATCCGCACCATTTAGTAACAGCTTCGTAAATCTTGGTAATACCAGCTCGATCAGTAATTACTGCTTCATGCGTTTGACCAGGTTCTTGATAAATTTCACTACTAAACTCTGGAATTTTAACACCAGCCATTGGTCCTCTTGTGCCAATGTGTTTATAAACAGTTTTAAACCAAGCGGGCCATGCACAATCAAAAATACTTTCAGTTTCCCAACCTATAGTCGAGTCACCGTTAGCACTTAACGAAATGAATGTGCCAGCACCGTCTACAATGACAGCAACTGCTTGATCAAACCCCGAACGATAAAACGCAGCCGCCGCATGTAATTTGTGGTGAACTGCACTTAAATCAATAACTTGCGGATGTTTGTAAGGATCTTCTTTACGGCTAATTAAACCAAGTTTTCTAGCCATTGCAGTATATACATCGTCACCTGTAAAATCATTACGTGGCGCAGTTTCTGCTATGGTCTGAGTATGTGCTATCACAATATAATCTAACTTGTTAGTATATTCTTTAATTTTCATCATAGCGGCAAAAGGGCCGCCGTCATACTTATGGCGACTCAGTCGCTCTTCTTCAATGCTAAAAATGATTTTACCATTTTTTAACAAGCATACGCTACCGTTATGCCCTCTAGCAATACCAGCAATCCAAACATCATTTTCGTAATTAATTTCCATATTATTCCTTTAAAATCCTAATGGTATTCCAGGCCAAGTAATCTTATTACACGACTCCGGAAATCCTTGTTTTCTACCCAATGCAAACTCAAACGCTGTTTTATCAAACATAAATTTTTTATAAATTGGTTCAATATTATCTACTAATTCTTGGGCTAGATGCAATGTACTATCAGAAATTTTTAATTTTTCCTTTAACTCTTGCTTAATCCATCCTAGGTGTTGTATTGTACTGGGATGTAGATCTATGTAGTGCGTTCCGTTATAGTCTATAAAGTTAAAAGTATGTTCGGGGCATGACTGACAATATAATTCTAGCGGCATTAGCCAATGTTCAGCATGATCTTGCCATATTATTTTATCGTATATTTCAAGATCTGGTAACATGTCCCATGCACTGTAATTGTCGCCACGCTTGTGATTAGTAACTAGTTCAGTCTTTTCACCGTATCCGTCCTTATCTCGAAGATCCTTGCCCATATCTCTAACGTCACCAATACTGGTCATAAACCATTTACAGCCGATTCCTTTTAAAAAACCTTGTGTTAACGAGATAAAATTTAAGGTATGCATAAAATAAGCAGGCTCATAGAAGAAAGTATCTATCCATTTTTGATCGTATAACTTTATGTTATGATAATTGAAAATACTTCCGTATGTTTTCCAACCTCTTACTCTACCAGGCGTACTTTCTTGGTGCCACCAGTCATTTCTAAGATGACTAGACCATTGAACAATAACTACATCATCTTTGGTAAAATGGTGCCTGGCGTTGGCCTCGGACACTCGTTCAGCAATAGCCTGATTACCAATCCCCGATAATCCATAGTTATACAGTTCATCAAATTCTAGTTCTAGAAAGTTGGCCCAAGTAGGCCAACTGTAACTAGTATAACTACAACCAAATGCAAAAACTCTTTTCATATGTTAGTTACAGCATCCAGCATCGGAGTTAGATGAGGCAATTTCTTGAACAGTACTAGTTGACGCTGAAAATTTCTTAATGCCAGCATCTACTGAATCAACGATGGCTTTTTCTATAGCATCATTCATGCTCATAATACCGTCATTGCCACGATCAGCAACTTCGTCCATTGTAATTCTAATCGGGCTATATTTACGAATATCGCCGCCCATGTCTAATACATCAAACTTTTCGTAGTTTGGATATGACACATTTATAGAAAAGGTTGAACCCACAACAACTGTGGCAGGCTTATCTAATGCACATGCTAAATGTTGCCCGACTGAATCACAACCTAAGAAGTAATCTGCGTTGGCAATAACTCCTGCCCACTGGCGAAGTGTGAGGTTTTGTGGGTGTGCAACAGGATCTTTACAGCCATGCTTGCTAAAGTCAATACCAATCTCACTCATTAAAATTACAGAGTATTTTCTTTGTAACATCTTTACAATATTAATAACATGACCGCCTTCAAAGCTACGGGCTGAACTGTCTAAAATAAGACCGTTTTGACTTACAACTCCACGTCCAAACGGTTGAAAAATAACTACCTTATCTTTTTTAGTCTTTTCTTTTACTTCTTTAATAACACCAAAGCCAGTAAACATCTCTTCGTTAGAAAGACGCATTTTTGGATGCGGCAATGCTCTTATACCCTTGTTGTTAATGGCAATATCGTATGCTTGTGCAAGTGAACATTTTTGATTAAAATATTCCCATACTCTATATGGTTCCGGACTTACAAGGTCCATGTTAATTAACTTGTCTTCAAACAAGTTTTTGTGCCAGTGATCATACGCACGTTCGTGTAAAATTGGATGGCCTTTATAAAAATCAGTGCCTCCTTCACATACTATGATAAAATCTTTACCGTTTTCTTCAGCATATTTCTCTAATGCTGGGATTGAGCATACTACACGTCCGGCTCCGCCGTTAATAAAGAATGCTTTGGCTCGTTGGGTCATAAATCGTCCTATAATTATACTACACTATAATTTAGCATATTTTAGAAAGCAAAGCAAGAGTTTTGAGTCGGATAAATATACTATAAAGAGACCAATATGAACAACTTTTCTTCATTTTTTACTATCGGCGCACAGAGCATTTTAAAATTTTTAAAGAAGCCGGGCCTGTCGTACAAAGGCAACTGGATACCGGTATTTCCTAATACAGTGCTGGATAGTTGGCATGTGGGTGATTTCTCAACTGCTTCGTATTTGATCACAGTTGAGCATCAATCTAATAAAAAAGAAGTAATGCATGTGAACGTGGTAGCTAGACCAGACCAGGCAAGTTATAACGTTTTCGGAAGAACCAGCATTGACGACGAACTGATCATTCTCGAAGCATCAGTTTCTAACAGTATTTTCTCACTGAAAGCCAGTCCTTCAGACCCCTTGTTTACTGGTGCAAAAATCACCATGCTGGTGTTTTACGGCGAAACTATAAACCCATTAACTCCGGCTATGCCAATTACAATTGGCCCTGGATTTGAAGCAGGCACTGGGGGTAACACAGAAGGCGGTGGCGGAACAAGCGGTGGTATAACTAGTTTTTTACAACTGTCCGGCAGTATCGGAATATCACAAATATCTAATGGACTGATTACCCCTAACAAATTAAATCTTAATGCGGCATTGACGCCAACTGCTAACGAAACATATGATTTGGGCAGTAACACATTCCGATGGCGAGACCTTTATCTCAGCGGAAATTCAATACGGCTAGGCGATGCCACTATCTCTGCCTCAGGTAGCAACATAGTGTTACCGGTCGGAACCACAGTAGGTGGTGCTGCCATTAGTACTACCAATAGTTTTAGTTCAATAGCGGTATCAGGGCAGTCTAGTATTGAAGCAGATAGTGTCTCAGATATACTGACATTAGTTGCTGGCCCTAATATTACAATTACAACAAATGCTGGATCAGATACTATAACTATTAGTGCTACTACTGGTGGTTCTAGCAGTGGGGTAAGCACAGGCACTGCTAATAGATTGGCATATTATGCATCAACCGGTGCAGTAGTTCAAGACACCGGAGCCGGCCTAACTTGGAGTGGCACTAACTTAAACGTCACTGGCACTGTTACAGCCACAGGTGACGTAAGTTATGTTCGGGCATATTTTGATACGCTGGCAGAACTCCAAGCAGTAAGTGCTTCTGTATGGCACGGTATGGTTGCTCATGTGCATGAAAATGGCGGCAGAATGTATTTTGCTCATAGCGGCGCATGGCAACCTATGTCAAACTTCAGTGATTTAAATATTTTTAAAACAATTGCAGTAGCTGGTCAGGCTAGCATAGTAGCAGATAGTGCCCTAGATACATTGACTTTGGTTGCAGGTACAAATGTAACTATTACAACTGATGCTACTACCGATACTATTACTATAAATGCTACAGCAGGCGGGTCAGCTGGTAATTTAGATTCATTAACCGATGTGGTAATCACTACCCCCACAACAAATCAGGTTTTGAAATATAATGGTACAAATTGGATAAATGACACCGACGCCACTAGTGCAGGTGCCGGCGGGGGTACTGTTACTTCAGTAAGCGGTACTGGCACAGTAAACGGACTAACACTGACTGGTACAGTAACCACCACAGGTAGTTTGACATTAGGCGGAACACTGAGTGGTATTGGCAATACTCAATTGACAAACAGCACAATATCTGGCGTAGCACTTGGCGGAAGTTTACTCAACCTAACTGCCGGCACCGGTGTATCATTCAGTAGCGGCACAACTTATAATGGTAGTGCGGCAATTACTATTAACGCAACAGCATCTAGTTCAAGTATATCGTGGTCACTCTCAGCTAACGGATCTAGTGACTATATATTCAGCGGGCCCGGGATAATCACAGGTAATACTAACGATCCGGTGCTGTATTTGTACAGGGGATTTTCTTATACCTTTGTCAATACTACAGGTGGAAGCCATCCATTTGCAATCAGAACCTCGTCAACTAGCGGTGTAGATTACACATCTGGTGTTTCTGGGAGTCAAACTGGCACACAAATATTTGTAGTTCCAATGAATGCTCCTAGTACACTATATTATATATGTACTGCCCACAGCAACATGGGAAATGTCATTAACATTGTTTAATACGTGATAAATGCTAGTCTTAATCTGTTAGGAATACAATAATGTATATTACACTAGGTAAATACAGCTATACTTATAACATGGATCAATAATGGGAGTAATTCAAAAACAATTAACGTCATCTTCGGGCTTTAGAGGCCCGGGATTTACCGTGGACGGCGTAGGAAATCTAACGGCGTCTTCTATCAACTCTCTAGGTAGTTTGTTAATTGGCGGCCTTCCATTCATATCTGGCTCAAATTTAGCCAACACAATTACTGGTAGTAGTCTACAGACGGTTGGCAGGCTAACATCACTAGATGTCGGAACAGATTCAGCTAACAACAAAATATTAGCCGTTACTGTCTTAGGTATTACTAGTTCAGCACTAACTTCAGTAAACTTTAACAACGGTCTATTATTAATAGATCCAACAAATAAACCCAACAGATTAACAGTGGGTCCGGTCGGAGTCACACCAATTCGATTGGACGTATCCGGCACCATCTATGCAACAGCAACAACTGAATCAACCTCAACCTCAACAGGATCAATAGTTGTAAGCGGTGGTGCAGGTGTTGCCAAAGACCTCAATGTAGGCGGCGACACCTTTATCACAGGTGATACTTATATTGGCGGACAGAATATTAAATCACTAGCAGCCGCACTTGCAGTAGCATTATCATAAGAGAAAATTAAATGGCAAAGAAAAGAATAACAAATTATGTGTTTCAACCAGGCGTATCTAAAAGCAGTAACGCCTATCCGAATGCTCACGCACTACTAACTGTTAACAAATCTTTTATACAAAAAGAAGCAAGAGCATGGATTAGCCAACAAATTATTCTTGATAGTGCTAATAATTTATATCCGGATGCTGTTAGACTATTAACACTTAATAAACAATTTATTTTAGATGAGATCTCAGCGTGGACAACTGCGCAAGTTGCAACCGCAAATGTCACATCTGTATTTTTTGGATATGTATACGGTGCAACTGAAATTGCAAAATGTAAACGCGATGTGGGGTATCTTGTTGATGCGTTAGCTTACGATATTCGATACGGTGGTAATGAACGAGTAAGTTTTGTTGCAAGCCAGTACTACCTAAGCGGCACAATACAAGTTATTAATGCTCAAGTTGAAACAGCAATCCAAACAAAGTTATGGAATTTAATTCAAGGCTTTGTAATGCAAAAGATTGTTTACTCTCCAACTGATCAAAGTCCGGTTACCAGTACACAGGTTACAACAGGCGATGCTGGTGAAACAGCGGCAGTTGCTCGAGCGTTTGTGTTATCGCCAATGATCAGCAATGTTATCAACGGTGGATTATCAACTATACCGGCTACAATATATTCAGTATATAATTTTCCGGGATACACATACGATTCATATAAATGCGAACGTGATGTGGGATATGTTATTGACGGGTACTTGCATGATTTACAATACGGTGGAAACGTCAAGACACGATTGATCAGTAGTCGTTATTGGGACGGCGAATATCCTCAAGTTGACGGCGATCGCTCACCTGAAATTGCAACACATACTTTTATTCGTGATTTAATAAACGACTATATTTTTAGCCAAGCGGCATATACTCCATTACAAATTACAGAACCACTACAAGCACTACCAAATAATGGAGAGGCTGGCGCAAATGCAAGAATTACAACTCTAGCAGGAATTGTTGTTACTGTTATTACCAACGGATTATCATCATTACCAGCAATAGTAAACGGAGTAACATCTCTTAAAATTCAAGGGTACTACACACTTGACAAAATACTGTTAATTACAAATTCAAAAACAAATCAAATTATTTACAATTTTAGCGACCCACAGTTAGGCGCAACAGCAACGTTTGATGCACCCCATAACAGTAACGGACGTGATCGTGATGAAGATTACCCATCATATTTACAAACCACTGATACAATTACTGTTTTAGATTTAGAAGCGGATACTAGTACTGGATCCTCTACTGATGATATTCAGATATTTGTTGAAGCAGAAGAACAAAAAACTAGACCATATGACTTTGGTACAGACGCTATTGAACGTATGCGTGTTGCTCAACCCCAGTCTATGCTTGACGCTGACTTTGAGTATGGACTACAACCTACCAAATGGCAGGCGATTGGAGTTGCTCGCGGATATCCTTCTGTGTATGAAATTCCAGGTACTGACACTGCTGTTGTTTCAGTAACTACTGATGCTTCAACCGGAACTGGCGGTGTTGGTAACTCATTAATCACAGTTACTACACAAGGCCCCCATGGATTTACCGCAGGAACGCCTATTACAATTCGAGCACTAGCAAACACTATTAGCGGATTTAGTCGAGCAGAAGGCACATTTATTATTATTTCCGTACCCACTCCGGCTACATTTACATATTATGCTACTGCTAAAGTAGGTACAAGTAATGGGCAAGTGCTTGCAACTAGTTACTCACAACTAAGAAAAGGTGCGTTCTATACAGGAGCATCAATCGGCACTCCTACAATCAGCGTGAACAGTAACGGTGTTAATAGTTCGTTCACTAGTAAGTTTATTACACCAATAACCTCAGATCAGATTGCAGTAGCAGCCACACTGCCTCTACTAAATGTCCCATTAAGTGGTACTGGTATAAATGCTGGCACGCAAGTTACTGGCACAGTTGGCCCAGGTGGCCTTGCAGTAACAGCCAACATTAGTGATCCAGTATCAACCGGTGATACTTCGATCACAGTAGTTGATGCAACTGGCGTACTAGAAGGTATGGCCATTGATAACGGAACTGGTACTGCAATATTTGTAAGTACAATTTCTTCTAACACTATTAGTTTTACACAACCACTAACTGCTAATCGTGGTGGCGCATCTCAATCTTACACTAATAAAACTGGTACAAACATTGTACCCGGTGGTACTGGCGCACTGTTTGATGTTGATCGAGTAAGTGGAGTTTATACAAATATTAGTATTAGTGATCCCGGACTTGACTATGTTGACGGCAGTAGATTAGTAATTCTAGGTAGTGACTTAGGCGGTGCAACACCTGCAAACGATTTAACTATTAAAATATCTTCAACAATTAATCTTGATACATTTAACGGTGTAGTACAAAACGGCACTAGTGGTACAGGTACCGGCGCTGAGTTTGATATACTACTTGAATCAGGCGGTGCATACGATGTAACTAATATTGCAACAGCTGGATTGGATTATGCAGTGGGCGATACAATAACACTATTAGGTACAAATCTTGGTGGAGCAAGTCCTGCAAATAATGCAACTGTTACCGTAGCAACAGTGACTCGTAATTATTCAAGTATTGCACAAGACAGCACAACCGGACTAGGTAGCACTGCAACATTTAATATTTCTAGAACTGGAGCATTATACACATTAACCGTATCTACAAAAGGTGTTGACTACACGCCCGGGGATACTGTTACAATACTTGGTACACAACTTGGCGGCGCAACACCCGATAACGACTTAACATTTACTGTTGTTGATGTGGATATTAATAATGGTATCAATGCCTTTGATACGCTAACCGGTATTGCTACGGGTACTGGCGGAATCTTTGGCATTGCCAGTGTTACTGGTATTTGTAACTTTGTTGGCGGATTAATTAATACTATTTCAGTTGTTTCGGGAACTAGTATAAGCGGTGAAAGAGCTTACGCGGCTATCATACAAGACGCAACTAGCGCATCAGGATCCGGCGCAATATTTGATATTGAAACCAGCGGCGGAATTTATGATGTAGTGATTGTTGATCCAGGTTTAACCTATGCGTTTGGCGACACCATTACTATTTTAGGAACTCAGCTAGGCGGCTTGAGTCCTGCAAATGATTTAGAACTTACAGTAACTAGTGCAAGCTCTTTTGGAGGCGGCATATTAGCATTTAACACAGCAGGCGTACCATCAAGCGTTGACGATAACTTTCTAACATTGACTGCAACCGCTATTGCACCAGGTGATGGTGCATCATTTGATATCTCTCGCGCAGGCGGATTGTATACATCTGTTGTGGTTAATTTACCGGGAACTGGCTACGAAATAAACGATAGGATTGAATTAAACGGTGCAAATTTTGGCGGCGTAAGCCCTACCAATAATGTTACACTAACTGTTACTGGTGTAAATGTATCAGACGGTAGTATTACTACATCAACAGCATCTGGTACTGCGGTATCGGGTTCAGCACTTGAGTTTTGGTCAGCAGTTGCATTAAGTGAACCTACTACTGCATCTATTCCAGATGCTACATCACTTACAACGTCGGCTATTGCCACTGTACAGATTGCATTTGCTAGTCCACACGGATTAGTTCCAGGAGCAAACATACTAGTTGATATTTCAAGCGCAGGAACTAATCATGCACTTGCTAAAGGTCCATTCTACGTTGAATCAGTTCCAAGCACAACAACACTAAGATATACAGCAAGGACAACTGGTAACATTGACACTGGGGTTGCACTAGTTGGTTTAGTTTATGCTAGACCAGACAGTTATTTTATTCATAGACCATACGACGGCGGTGTACAGTTAGGCACGGGCGGTCCACAGCACGGCGCTCAAGCAATTCGTATGAGTAAGAAATATATTCGTTACCAATCTGGTAAAGGTATTATGTATACTACTGGTGCGTTGTTTGCACCAAGTTATAATTTACAATCAATTAGCGCAGATGGAACATCTGTTGGTGCGTATATTACCGTAACAACAGATGACGTGGACCATGGTTGTCAAGTTGGTGGCCGAATTAGAATTATTGGTGTTGATACTGCTGGATATAACGGCGAGTACATTATCAGCGATGTGGTAACTGAGCGACAATTTAAAGTACAAGCATATACCACATTGGCAAATGTGTATGGTTCAATCACAACAGCGGCTCAAATGTCAATTGTTGGCTGGCATGGGGCTACAGTACGTGCTGGAACATTTGATGATCAAAACGGTATGTTCTGGGAATATGACGGCACTGAATTAGCAGTTGGTAAACGTTCTAGTACATTACAATTATCCGGTATATCAACTATCAATAGAGATAGTAATACCTTAACCGGTACTAATACACGTTTTCGTGACCAAGTTAAGGCAGGCGATCGTATTGTTATTAAAGGCATGACTCATGTTGTATCAGGCGTTCAAAGCCAAACACTACTGACTGTTACTCCGGATTATCGTGGTGCAGTTAACGCGGTACAATCAAAGGTATGTTTGGTACAAGATTTAATTATTAAACAAAGTAATTTTAACCTAGACAGACTAGACGGTACTGGACCAAGCGGATATAATTTAGACATTAGTAAAATGCAGATGATTGGTATGCAATGGTCATGGTACGGTGCTGGATTTATTGATTACATGTTAAGAGGTGCTGATGGAAACTATGTGTTTGCACACCGTATTCGTAACAGTAACACTAATACAGAAGCGTATATGCGTACTGGTAACATGCCAGTGCGTTATGAAGTTATTAACGAAGGTGCTCTTGGTAAATTAAAATCATCAATTACTGCAACACAAACAACAATACCATTAATTGATGCAAATCAATTTCCAAATGAAGCAGGTACTGTTTATATAGACAACGAACTAATTCAATTTGGTGGTAAAACAAGCAACACATTAATTAATTGTGTACGTTCAAGCCCAATGGTATTGTTTACCGGCGGTGCTCAGCGGTCATTCAGAGCAGGACTTGCATCAGTACACGAATATAATACCGGAGTAATACTAGTAAGCAATACTATCACTCCAATTATTAGTCACTGGGGTAGTGCAATGTTAACAGACGGACGCTTTGACGAAGATCGAGGATATTTGTTTAACTATGCATCTACAGGTATTCAAGTATCAACTACAAAACAAACTGCGTTTTTAATTCGATTAGCACCAAGTGTATCTAACGCTATTATTGGTGACTTAGGCGAACGAGAACTTATTAACCGTGCGCAATTATTGTTAAAATCCATTGCTGTAACATCTGACTCGGGCACAGGTGGTCTAGTGGTTGAAGGAGTATTGAATCCTCAAAACTATCCAATTGACCCAGCCGCAATTTCTTGGTCGGGACTAGCAGGTAGTTCGGCTGGCGGCCAACCATCGTTTGCACAAGTAGCGCCAGGTGGTTCTGTATCATGGGCAGGCGGTGCAACTGTTACAACTTCAACAGCAACTACCACTGCGGCCTTAACAGGTACTGCGTCAGTTCCGAACAGCGCACTATTTCAATCAGCAATTGGCTCAGCTGTGTTGTATGTAACCAAAGCAAGTTGGGAAACATTGGGAGCGGCAGTTGGATTCTCTGTTGCGGCAAGCGAAACAAAATACCCAAGTGGTACTACTGTTTCCTCAGTAACTGCTAACCCTAATCCAATTGCAACAACACTGGGCGTTATTACAGGTACTGCAACTATTCCACCTAGTGCAAACTTTAAGACACCTGCTGGATCTAATCAATTATTTTTCACACAGGCTTCATGGAATGCGTTACAAGGCGCAGTTGGCACTGCAATTCTTAGCTCAGACTTTGCACCAGGAACAGTAGTTTCAGTTGTTGCTGGCCCTGCGCTGGCAGCAGGACAGAACTATTATACCATTACAACAAGTACTAACTCGTTAGTTCCACATAATCCAGTAACAACTAATTTACAAACTTACTATCTTCAAGCATTTAACAGCATTCAGGTTACTGCATATTTTAACGTGGGACAAACTTATGCTCCTTATCAAATTAACGATAGTATTACTATATCAGGTAATCCGAACGTTCCACAAGTCAACGGTACTTGGGCTGTAACAGCATGTACCACATCATATGTACAGTTTAACGTGTCAGGTTCTCTTAACCTTAACGGTGGCTCAAACGGCTTTGTGGTAAACAATAATGCACTTAATACGGTGTCATTCTTTCTTAGCGGCTCCGCAGGATTAGGTGCAACAACTTTAAACATTACACAAGCAAGTTGGAATGCACTACCAATTGGTACTCGAGTAGTGGGTAACACTGTTAATGACACTGCAAAATTCGTAGGCGGAACAACAATTTCAGCAATCAGTGCGGTAAGAACATTTGCAGGTACTGCTTACTTCACGATAACATTTAATAGTGGATTGCTTGCGGCGCAACCTGCAGGGACATCGGTGACATTTAGTTTCACAGCATATTACGTCATAGGACTAAGCAGAACGGCATCCAGTGCAATTGTTGCTAATGCTAGCGTAGCATTTACGCCTGCAGTTATTGCAACAAACACGTCATTCTTATATTTCACACAAGCATCATGGGAATCACTAACATCGGGATACGGTGCTACAACCGGAACTGAAATTGTTGACCCGACTAAATTTTCGTCAGGTACAAAGATTGCTAGTATCGGTGCTCTAAGCTCGTTTGGTGGAACTGCATACTATCGTGTTAACTTTACACAAAGCTCAGTAACTTCTATTGCGGCTGCAAGTACAATTACATTCCAATTTGGTTTACCTGCTTATGCACAACCTGGTGAAACTGTATTCTCGTTCATTGCGGCTCCGGGCGGCGCACAAACATTGGACTTGGGTGAATTGAAAGAATTGACTAATACTACCCTAGGTGGCAGAGGAACTTATCCAAACGGCCCAGACGTATTAGCCATTAACGTTTATCGTGCGTCAGGTGCTGGTAGTATTCCTACTAACATTGTTGTACGTTGGGGTGAAGCGCAGGCTTAATTTATATCAGGTCAACAAGGTCAAAAACTGTTTGAAGTTTTGTGCGGATGGTTTTATTACTAAAACTATTCCGTAGACCTTGATGTAACGGCTTAGGCGCATGGTCAATGTTAACCCATGACCAACCGCAATGTTCATCGCTTAGTTCAGGAACAAATTCGTTTTGAATAACACATAAGTAAGTGTGGAAGTTAAAAACTTTGTCGTTAGAAACAAATGTTTCAATTGGAATTGTTTTTAATACTTTTGGCATTGCACCAATTTCTTCAGTAACTTCACGTTGTAAACCCTGCCATGGGTTTTCATCTTGAAGGTTAGTACCTCCAACTAGTCCCCAAGTACCAGAGTGTTTACCGTGAGCTTTTTGTAATAACAGGAATCGTCGTGTAGATTTAGCGTAGAACAATGCTCCGCTACAAACTATACGATCTTTTACAATTCCAGTCTCCATGATCCTACCTTATATTCGCCTTCAAACGATTTAGCCCATTGTACGCCATTCCATACAAATTGTATTCTAAAGTTTGTTTGGCTCTTGTATATATTAGTTTGCCATAGTAAGGTATCAGTTTCTTGAGCGGCGCTGAATATAACATGCCACGCGGCACCATCATATTCAATAATATCGTTTCCGTGTGCTACAAAGAGGCCCCATGCCGGTGTGCTTTGTACAATATCTTCAACAATGAGGAACCTATCACCTGCCACCGGATTAATCATTCCGTGTCCTGGATAGACTTTTGTAGGATCTATAATAGCATCAAATGTACCCCTTGCTGTAGATTGATCAAACCCTGCATCTCCAAACATAAAGCCATCAGAGTCAATCAGTGTATCCGACGGATATGTATCATTGTCCCATACAACTGATAATATTGTAGGATCTAATGAACTAATTGCCACAGTTCCAACAACATCGGCGCCATTAGGCTGTGTGATGAATAGTGTGCTAGAGCCAGCAATATACTTTCCAGGATAGCGATTAAATACTTCTTGCCACTCAATCGGTGTACCTTGGCGTACTGGAATATCTAAACTAGGCTCTCTTGGTAATGAGCTCTCAGCATGATGCAATAGTATTGCTTGATTATTGTAAACTTGGATATTGTAGTCAGTAATTGTCACAACTTCTCTAGCTAGTAATGTTGACAAGCTAGTCTCAGGCCCAACTAGTGGTTGTCCAAGTCCTTCGATATATTCATTGCTGTCAGTTTGTGAGCCACTATAGATGCTAGTGATAATTTTTGTAATAACACCAAGGTGTTTGACCTTAACTGGAGGGCTGATCCATATAGGAGTTTCTAAAGTTAGAGTAGCAATATCAATGGGGGTGTCTGTACCAACTGGGACTGCTCTGCTGGACCATGATACCTGTGTTAGGTTTAAAATAGTTAAACTAGTCCAGTCAATATAGTTGTCACTAGTTTGCAATTCTAAACTAGGATTAAACAGCACCAACATCTGTTCAAGTAATTGTAACTTTTGATCAGTGTTTGCAGTCCAAATATCGCACTTCATTGTCAGCTTAAATGGAGTTGGCATTAATCGTTCAACTGTATAGTTACGTCCTTGGCCGGTAGTGTATACTGGATTTGCAGGATCTGCATTATTGATTTCTCGTTCACGAACGTGAACTTTGCCAACAAAGCTACTATCACCTAATCGGTTAGCATCGATATCAAGTCCACTAATATAAATGCTCATACGGGGTACTGAATTAACTTTATTTTCACTATTTTGTCTAATTATGCTTGCCACTTGTCGATCTGCATCACCGTACATAACCGGCACTTGGTGTAGAGTTCCGTCACCGTATTTTACTACAAAGTTACTTAACACACGAATTGTCTGCGTTAAGTAACGTCTTATCTGACCGTCATAAAAGTGTTGCATTATAGATCCGCCTTTGGTCTAAGAGCTGTTGTCAAGCTCTGTCTCTGAGCTTCTCTGTTGTTACATAAACTTACCTTCCAAGTTCCAGTGTATGGAATTATTTGTTGTTCGGTATTGATCACAGGCATTGTTATGTAGGCTTTACTGCTGACATTGGTCAGCATGCCTGGATAGTCTGCGATTGTAAACGCAATCTCAGTAGTTTCTAATTTTATCACCAGGTACTTGGCAGTTGCAAAGGTAAAGTCAATATTAGTATTAAAGAGGTGTACACCTTCAACAAGTTTAACCCAATCAATTGCAACAGCTTCGTTGTAAATGTGTGACTCATTATTAATGAAACTAGTTTTAAGAGTCTGTCTAGAATTATTGTTAGTCATGTTCATGCGTACTGCATCTTCAATCTTAACCCAACGTGTTCCATCAAATCGGAACAATCTATTGGGTAAAAAGTCTGTACGCAAGAAGAAATCGTCTGGACCTGCGGTATCGGGGAATTGTATCCCGTGACCAAAATCGTATCCGTTGCTTGGAAATCCGTCACCAACAAGGTAGCCAGTATAACCAGTTCTTACTGGACGTTTGTTATTTTCAAGAGCAGTGTATGAAGTTATACTAGCATCTAGTTCTGTGGTTGTGTCAGCAGTATTTAAGACTGTTTTTCCGTCTAGGCCTACACCTAATGTATAAAATTGTCTTGTCTCGTAACCACTCTTTGGTGCATCAACTTCTGCTTGGTTAATGACTGCTAAATTAATTTCAAGCTCTTTAGATTTTGTACTTAATAAATCTGCAAGCGTTTGTCCCGTAGGATCACCATTAGAATCCAGCGCAGGTTTACTGAAAATATCAGCAAACTGTTGGCTATCTGTGACCTTCTTAAGTTTCAATCTATACAAGTGTGGAAACCATGTAGAACTAAATCCTTCACTAGCACGGCCAACATCTTCGATAACATAGTACCTTGGAAGTGCTACATCAAAGTCATTGAGGGCAAACTGGTCTCTTAAATGTGGTAATTCTATAACATCGCCACTCAACGGTTTTCTACCTATATACTTGATAAAATCGTTAATATGTACGGTCATGTACAAGGTGTCATTGTCAATAAACAAACCAAACTGGCTTAAATTAAAGTCAATATTTTGTACATTATACAGGCCGCGAATTCGATAAATTTCTTCACTGTATTTTCGATCTCTGTTTTCTAAGAATAACAAATCTTGGATATTTGTTTCCTTTACAGCATCGTAAATTGGCTGATCAGCAGTACCTGTGGTAGGATTTTTAGGGCCTAGGTACTTGTGTAAGTATACATCTGTTCCACCAACCTGAAACATCTCAGAAATCTGACGGTCGATAAATTTATAATCTTGCCCTCTTTCGGGCTTATACAGTGATAGTCTTGGCATATGATATTTATCGTAAATAATATTAACGATAAATATGTATGGAGAACTTAATATGGCAGATAATTACCCATCAGATCCTAGTGAATCAGACAGTACAATAGAACGTAACAAGGTATTTGATTACGTGCGTACTATGCTGGGCGACGGCATGGTTGAAGTAGAGCTTGATCCTAAACATTACGAAACTGCACTAGATCGTGCAATTACAAAGTTTAGACAGCGTTCTAGCAATTCTGTAGAAGAAAGCTATATGTTCTTAGAATTAATACAAGATCAAAACGAATATAAACTGCCAAATGAAGTTGTAGAAGTGCAGAGCATATTCCGCAGAGCAATTGGTTCACGTAGCGGGTTAGGTTCCGGCGGAACATTATTTGAACCATTTAATTTGGCCTATACCAACAGCTACTTGTTAACCGGTAGCATGATGGGCGGTCTTGCAACATACGAAATGTTTGCAGGATATCAAAAATTAGTGGGACGTATGTTTGGTAGTTACATTGAATTCAAATGGCGACAAAGCAATCATACCCTTACTATTTTACAACGTCCGTTTGCCGCAGGCGAACAAATCTTAATTCGCTGCCATAACTATCGTCCAGATTTTGTATTGCTACAAGACATTTACGCAAAACAATGGTTGTACGATTATACCCTTGCAGTATGTAAATTAATGCTAGGTGAAGCACGTAGCAAGTTTGGAAGCATTGCCGGCCCTGGATCTCCAATCACATTAAACGGTGCCGCTTTACAAGGGCAAGGCAAAGAAGAAGTCGAAAAGCTAGAAAAAGAAATTGGCGAACTTGTTTCTGGCGGAACTCCAATGACATTCGTGATTGGCTAACAAATAATTTGACCTTGTAATAAAACTGTTATATACTAGTAGTTCATTAGGAGACTACTATGATTATTGGTGTATGCGGGTTTATTGGTTCTGGCAAAGATACCATTGCAGATTATCTAACTAACTTCCACGGTTTCCGACGAGAAAGCTTCGCTAACACCCTTAAAGATGCAGTAAGCTATGTCTTTGGCTGGGACCGCACTATGCTAGAAGGCCGCACAAAACAAGCACGTGAGTGGCGAGAACAAGTAGATCCATGGTGGTCACAGCGTTTGAACATGCCCGACCTTACTCCCAGATTAATGCTTCAACTATGGGGCACTGAAGTATGTCGCAGAGGATTCCATGATGATATTTGGATTGCCAGCCTAGAAAACAAACTCCGTACTAGCACTGATAACGTAGTCATCTCTGACTGTCGTTTCCCCAATGAAATCAAATCAATTCGTGAAGCAGGCGGCATTATTGTCTGGGTCAAACGAGGCGAATTGCCGGAATGGTACGAAGATGCTGTTAATTCAAATCGTGGAGAGACAGGAAATTTTGCCTGGGCCACAAGTCGTAGTAGGTTAGAAAAAATAGGGATTCATGCTAGCGAAACTGCTTGGGTTGGCACCAAGTTTGATGCTGTGTTAGACAATAACGGAAGCATTGATGACTTGTTTGAACAAGTTAAAGATCTGGTACTAAGTCACCTTGACGCCAACGAATCCCCTCTTTATGTAGGACACGCTGACAGTTTGAGCATACCGTCTTAAGGTTGATAGGGCGACAGTTGTTTAGGTCGCCGTCAACATGAAATACAGCAAACACTTCCGTGTGCTGTGATTTAAAGCCGCATTTGTCACAAGTATTTTTTATCTTATAGCCAGCTCGATGCCATCTGGCAATACCAGCATACTTGCCACCCTTAAGGCAAGCCTCACATAATTTTCTATAATAAGTCCTGCCGTTTTTAACATAGTTAACGGCAGCTGGCCTATAGCCGCACGAACATAATGGTCTCATATTTTATTTAAGCCTTTTCCGTCCCTTTTTTAGAGTGTATTACAAGTATAAAAAGCCAAAAAGCACTAAATACAATTAGAATGAACACGTATTCACGGAGATTACAAATATGGCTCAATTAAGTTCACCAGGTGTAGCAGTTACGGTTGTAGACGAAAGTTTTTATACACCAGCGGCTCCCGGGACAACCCCTTTAATAGTAGTAACTAGTGCTGAGAATAAAGCAAATGGTTCTGCAACTGGTACAGCACCTGCTACACTAAAAGCTAATGCAGGTAAAGTTTACCTACTAACAAGTCAGAAAGATTTAGCGGATAGCTTTGGTACTCCAATCTTTAAGACTGATAGTAATAATAACCCAATCCATGCAGGCGAACAAAACGAATATGGCCTACAAGCGGCTTACAGTTATTTAGGTGTAAGTAACCGTGCATTTGTTGTTCGTGCAGACATTGATCTATCACAATTAGATGCTAAGGCAATAGCACCTGCTGGTGAGCCAGCCGACGGCCAGTACTGGTTTGATACAGCAAATACTAAGTTTGGTATCTTCCAATGGAATGGCGCAGAGGCAACAACTGCAACAGGCCAAACATTTAGCAATTCAATTCCGCTAGTTATTACTGACAGCACAAAAATTGCCGTTAATGATGCTCCAAAAGACAGCGTTGGTGCAGTAGGTGATTATGCAATTGTAGCAATTGCAGGCACTTATTCATTATATTTTAAGAAAGCAAAGACCTTTACAGCCGCTGGTACTTGGGTAGCTGTTGGTTCTAACGCATGGGCCGCAAGCTGGCCAACTGTACAGGGTACAGTTGCAAGCCCAGTACTACTTGCAGGTGATGCACTAACAATGACAATTAGTGGAGCTCCGTATAGTTTTACTGGCCATACAAGTTTAACAACTCTAGTAGCAGACATTAATACAGCAATGGATGACAGCGACGGCGTAGGCACCGGCGACTTAGATAATCCAGTTGTACCTCCTGGTGTTTCTGCGGCAGTTATTAATAACCGTTTAGAAATTTATTCAACTGGAACTGCAATTGCTATTAGTGGAACATCTGCTAGTAAGATTGGTATTACTGTAGGCACTTACTATGCACCAGCATTAGAAATTAAACCTCATACACAGTTACCAACATACAAGCGCACAGATAATGCATCAGCGGTACAAGGTTACCCAACTGGCTCTTTATGGGTTAAAACAACTGAACCTAACTTAGGTTCACGTTGGAGAATTAAAGTTTACAACGAAGCAACAGGTAGTTGGATTGAAAAATTTGCTCCATTGTATGCAAACAGCGCAGCCGCATTAAAAGGACTTGATCCTACAGGTGGCGGCTTAAACTTAGTACAAGGCGCACTGTTTGTTAAAACTAATATTGCAGAAACACTTAATGCAGCCAATCGTCCAACAGATGCAAATTACAAAATTTATGCTCGTAAAACTTCCGGAGCAACAGAAATTGTTTCCGGTACTGCTGTAACATTTACTGCACAAGGCAGTAACTCGTTTACAATTAAAGAATCAGTTAAAGGTCAAACTGCTACTACCGACGCACTTACAGTAACATTTACTGGAAGTGAAGGAGTTGATGGCTTTTTAACACAGTTAACACAAAAATTAGCTGATGCAACATTTAACTCTTCACCATACACTTCTAAAATTACAGCTAGTAAAGCTGTTGTAACTGGTGAAGTGACTTTACGTCACGCAGACGGCGGTGACATTTACTTTACACAAGGAACTGGAACTCCAATTGCAGATTTGTTTACTCCGTTTACTATTGACCCACTAACAATGGCTGGTTTAGGAACACCTAATTTTTACACAGATGCAGGCCCTGAACAATATGTAGCAACATTATGGAGCCCATACGCTGACATTACTGCCAGTGCAGATGCTCCAACAACTGAAGCCGCTGACAATCAACTATGGTATAATTCAATGGTTGACGAAGTTGATATTTTAATTAACAACGGCTATACATGGGTTGGATATCGCTACCAAGCAGGTGCTGGCCTATCAAACTATAGTTCCCCTTACTACGCGGCATCAGACGATTCTAAAACAGATCCAGCTGGCCCGCTTGTTTCGGCAACTAAACCAAAGACACAAAGTGATGGTACAAATTTAGTCACAGGTGACTTATGGGTTGATACTAGTGACTTGGAAAATTATCCTTCACTATACAAGTATAATAGTAATACCGGTAAATGGGCAATAGTTGATACTGGCGACCAGACTACAGAAGATGGCATTGTATTTTTTGATGCACGTTGGAATACTGACGGTGAAGCGGCAACTCCAAGTACAATTAAAGAATTATTAACAAGCGATTTCTTAGATTTTGATGCTCCTGATCCTGCATTATACCCAAGAGGTATGTTGCTATGGAACTTACGTAGAAGTGGATTTAATGTTAAGAAATTTGTACGTGATTATGTTGATACTAACACAGACAACGTTCGCCAAGATGGCGCACAAATGACCGATTACTATCCACATCGTTGGGTTACTGAATCAGGTAATCAAGAAAACGGCGCTGGCACATTTGGTCGTAAAGCACAACGTAAAGTTATTGTTCAAGCGTTGCAAGCCCTTGTTAACAGCAATCAATCACTACGTGATGAAGAAAGCAGAATATTTAACTTGTTAGCTTGTCCTGGATATCCAGAGTTAGTTGGCGAACTTGTATCGTTAAATTACGATCGCGGTTTAACAGCATTTGTAGTTGGAGATACACCTGCACGTTTAACAGCAGATGCAACTAGTTTAAACAACTGGGGTAAAAACGTATCGGGCGCAGTTGAAGACAACGATGACGGTTTAGTATCAAGCGATGAATACTTAGGTGTGTTCTATCCATGGGGATTCACAAGTGATAATTTAGGTAACAACATTGTTGTACCGCCAAGCCACATGATGTTACGTACTATTGCATTAAATGATAATGTTAGCTATCCATGGTTTGCACCAGCAGGCACACGCCGTGGTGGAATTACTAACGCTACCGCAGTTGGCTACGTTACAAGCGAAGGCGAATTCCAATCAGTTGCATTAAATAATGGACAACGTGATACATTAGCTGGTGTTAAAGTTAACCCAATTACATTTATTACAGGAACAGGTCTTGTAAACTACGGACAATATACTCGTGCTAGAAGCGCAAGTGCATTAGATCGTATTAACGTAGCACGTTTAGTAATTTATTTACGTCGTCAATTTGCACAGTTGGCTAAACCATATGTGTTTGAACCAAACGATAAAATTACTAGAGATGAATTGAAAGGTGCCGCAGAAAGCCTATTGTTAGAATTAGTAGGTCAACGTGCATTGTATGACTATATCGTAGTTTGCGATACATCAAACAACACACCATCAAGAATTGATCGTAACGAACTATACCTAGACGTTGCAATTGAACCAGTGAAAGCAGTGGAATTTATTTACATTCCACTACGCTTGAAAAACACCGGCGAGATCAAAGGCCTAGCATAATAATATAACGGAGCATACAACATGGCAATCGCAAGTTTATCAAAATTTACCGTACCGCTAGCGTCAGATCAAAGTGCTAGCGCACAAGGTATGTTAATGCCAAAGTTAAAATATCGCTTTAGAGTGATGTTTGAAAACTTTGGTACATCAACACCAACAACAGAATTAACCAAGCAAGTTCAAGATGCGGCTAGACCTCAGGTATCTTTTGAAAATCAAAAGATTATGGTTTATAACTCAACTATTAACTATGCTGGTCGTCCAAGCTGGCAACAAATGTCAATCAAATTACGTGATGACGTAACTGGTGCAGTATCCAAGCTAGTTGGCGAACAAATGCAGAAACAGTTTGACTTCTTTGAACAAAGTAGTGCGGCCTCAGGCGGCGACTACAAGTTCTTAATGCGTATTGAAATGCTAGACGGTGGTAACGGCGCACAAACCGCAAACGTTCTTGAAACATGGGAATGTTATGGTTGCTACGTACAAGCCGCTCAGTATAACGCACTAGGTTATGGCGCACAAGATATGTTAACAATTGACTTGACAATCCAGCCTGATAACTGTATTCAAACTAGTGGTGGCGCGGCAGCTCCAACTTCGAGACGTTTAGGAACAGCGGCAACTGCATCTGGTTCACGTTGATAATTAAGCTCACTCAGGTGAGCTTTTTTATGACTACTCATTAACTACGTAGTTAATTTTATCGATAAATATTGTTATGGCCTTTACACCCAACTCATTTTTATATCGTCCTTCTAATATCACGTTGCGTGATCCACAACACGCCGCCCGGGTGTTTACTGACGATCAGTTTAGATTAGCACCAAAGCATAAGTTTTTATTCCACGTAGCATTCAGTATAAATTCAGCGGCATTATCAAATGCTAGTTTAATTGATCGATACAGGAATGAAATTAATGTACTGGTAAAAAGTGCAGACTTGCCAAACTTTACACTAAATGCAGAAACACTTAACCAGTACAATAGAAAAAAGAACATACAAACAACGCACAAATACAATCCTATTAATATCACATTCCATGATGACAATATGGGATTGATTAATCAGTTATGGCAAAACTACTATAGTTATTACTATGCAGACAGCAGGTCAGCATGGGATCCAGCGGCATACAAAAGAAATGCTACTCGTAATAGTGACTTTATAACTACACCTTATGGTTTTGATAACGGTAGTACATTGCCGTTTTTTAATTACATTAAAATTTACCAAATGGCCAGACACGAGTATGTGGGATATACTTTATATAATCCTATAATTACTAGTTGGAACCATAACAAAGTGGATTACGCAGGTCAAGGTACAATGGAAAATACAATGGGTATCCAGTTTGAAGCAGTTACTTACGAAAACGGTGACGTATCAACCGGGGATCCAGAAGGCTTTGGACTTGAGCATTATGATGTAGAAAAAAGTTCTTTACAAGGTAATGTTGATTCTACATCTAGTAGTCCGTCATTTACTGGCAGCGACACAGAAACACTAGATTTATCAATAGTTGACACTGTAACACAACAACTTAACTCGTATCAGAATACTGTAGAAAAAACAAATACTAATACAACAACTATTTTAAAAACGTCTACAACACCAGCACAGTCTAGCGCACTTAGTGGAATAGCATTTCCAACGGCCCCAACTAACACTAATAGCACAGTTGCATCATTAATTAAGTTAGGAAAATAATATGGCATCTAATCTACCTATTGAAGTATCAGTTGATTCAAGCGTTGAAGTAAAAAGTTTTTTTGACAAGTACTATTCAACGTCTGTTAGTTTTCCTAGCAATCAAATTGATGCAGTTGTTGGGTTTTTTACAAATAACGGATTTGGCACTGAAAGCGCCAACAGTATTAGTATTGTATTGTTAAATCAAGCTCGTGCTGATAATGTTAATGTCTTTGAATTAGTAGACAGTTTAAGATCGTTATCAAATGTACAATTAAGCCAGGTTGTTGCACAAGTATTAAATTCATACAGAGAAAAGACTAGTTTGCTAGGATATCGTGTAGCTCAGATTGTTGACAAATACGAAGATAGAAACATTCTAGTATAACATGGCCTCAAAATTTGCCCGTGGTACGTTTACCATGACCCAGCCGGAAAAGTACGTAGGTACTAAGATGCCAACATATAGATCAAGTTGGGAATGGAGTTTCATGCGGTTTTGTGACACTAATAAAAGTGTGCAAAAGTGGGCAAGCGAAGCGGTTAATATCCCCTATCGTGACCCGTTAACTGGTAGACAAACCATATATGTGCCAGATTTCTTTATACAGTATGTGGACAAAAATAATAAAATGAATGTTGAATTAATTGAAATTAAACCAGCTAGTCAGACTATCTTAGAACGTGTTGGTAAGAACAAATACAATCAAGCACAGTTTGTTAAGAATCAAGCCAAGTGGCAAGCCGCATCAATTTGGTGTAAACAGCAGGGTATAAAATTTAGAATTGTCAACGAAAATGATTTGTTTCATCAAGGCGGAGCATAAGTAATATTATGAAGAAACTTGAAGACCTATTAAACTTACCTGCTAGTAAAGATATTATTAAAGCAGAAGAAAAGAAAAAGCAAAAATCTGCTCCTCCCCAAGCATTCTTGCGAGATATGTCAGAATTTGACAAAATTAGTGCGGCTTTACCCGCAGTTAAGGGCCTAGGTGATGCTACTGACGCAGAGTTTGATTCTCTAGCTCAACGTGCTACTGACGCATATGATGATTTAATTGACCTAGGCATGAATGTAGAAGCACGTTATTCAGCACGTATTTTTGAAGTTGCTGGTACTATGCTTAAAAACGCAATTGACGCTAAATCAGCCAAAGTTGACAAGAAATTGAAGATGATTGAGCTACAGCTTAAGAAACAGAAGATGGACCACGATATATCAGGCGGCGAAGATTCCGGTATTGATCTACAAGCAGACGGTTATATCGTTACAGATCGTAATAGTCTAATAGAAAAATTAAAGAATATGAAATAAATACAATACTGGGATCAACATATGAAATCGTTTAAACACTACATTACAGAAAGCAAAAAGGTCTACGAATTTAAGATCAAAATTGCGGGCGACTGCCCAAAAGATTGCGCTAAGAAAATCAAAGAAGCATTAGATGTTTACAAAGTAGAATCATGTTCAAGCGGTAAGGGATTACCAATTGCTGAGAATTATGTAGATTTTCCAACTCTTAAAAATGTTGGAGTTACGGTGTTTGATGTAAAAGTAGCTTACCCAGCTAATGCATATCAAGTACGTACAGCAGTTATTGATCACTTAAAAAGAAGTGGAGATACAGTTAAAGTTCGTAACATGAAAGAAGAGGAAGAAGACACTCTTAATCACGAACACGATACAAAGTCAGGCGAGTCTTTATTAACAAAAGACTATGAAAAAAATGACGGGCAACAACTAGTTGGCAATACACAATCTATGTCGTTGTTAAAAGAATTAGGTAAACACAGAACTACAGGTACACCAGTTAAAGGTACTAATGATGCACTTTTAGCAAACACTGCACCTGTTGAGAAAAAGAACGGGCCAGCAAAAGCTGCCAAAGTTGATGTTAAAAGTCCTGTGGGAAACAAAAAAGTTAAACTAACACCTGTTAAAGTTAAAGGACAATAATATGAATTTTCAAGACTTGCTAGCAAAAATGAAATCGATTGATGAGTCATCAGCCGAAGTACAAGACCTTCCAACTAGTGCAACTAGTTCTCCACCAACAGCACCGGACGGCTCTTTGCCCCCGGCAGGTGCCGAAACACCAACTGTAGAATGTGGTGATGATATGGAAAAAACAAACTCCCAATCTGATGTATTACTTGGTGAAAAAGATGTAGAAGAATGCGGATTACCTGGTATGTCTAGCATGCCATCGGGTATGATGGGTTCGCCTAAACAAAGCGATTCAGTAACAATGAATGTTAGTATGAATGGAAGTGGTGCTGGTGGAATCCGTGATCTAATGGATATTCTACGTAACTTAGATGGCGACCAGGATAGCAATGATGCAGGCGCTGACATTGTATTAGGTGTTGAAGAAGATGGTGCTGATGGTAATTTTACCAACGCAACCACCGAGCCGAACCCAACAACATATGATATGGATGCTGTATTACCAACTGGTGACGACATCCATAGTAAAGGCCGTGAGGCACTTAAAGTTAATGGTGGCGGCAATCCCCTAGCAGAAACATTAATGGCTAGACTATCAGCACACTATCAGTCTATTAAAGAAAGACAATAATATGACTACTGCCGCAGAACAATATCGTGCGTTAGTTGCTAGATTAGAAGCAATAAACCCATCGGAACCAGTTAACGAAGAAACGCCAGAGCCGGCTGGTTCTCCAACTCCAGCAGACGCACTTGCCCCAGCAGGCGCTGTAGCTGATGCTCAAGCGGCACCTGTAGATCCTAACAAATATAAACCTAACGATAACATTCCAGAGATCAAAGCCGGAACACTAGCTCAGGCAAAACAAATTGCGCTAAAACAGTTAGGGCCAGGAAAGAAATTTCGTTTCTGCATGACATACGGAACTAAACTAGGCCCAGCTAAACCTAACCAAGCTGGAATGGAAAAACCCCAAGATAATTTTAGTAGATTTGGCGGCGCAAATGTAGTTAAACCTGCGGAGAAAAAATAATGAACGCAGAACAATATCGCGCACTAGTTAATAAACTAGAAAGCATACAACAACTTAACGAATTAGCCTACGGCCAAGAAGACCCTAACAATCCAGGTTTTATGTGGGTTCCAGCTGATGGTACTACTCCGCTTGGAGACGGTAGCAAACAAATGATTCGATCAGGATCTGGCGGATATTGGAATGCTAAAAAAGTTCCAATTGTAAAACCAGAAGTTGCACCGGCAGTCGTCGCCCCCGCAGTTGTAGAACCAGAAAAAGTAGCCGAACCACCCGCAGTTGTAGAACCAGAAAAAGTAGCCGAACCACCCGCAGTTGTAGAACCAGAAAAAGTAGCAGAAAAGGAGCCAGAAGTTTTTCAACCACAAATTGCTCCTACTAAGAAACTGCCATGTGATCCCGATACACTAGCTAAAATTAAATACATGCCTAGTTTCAATAAAGCATTTGCGGCCGCTCGTGCTGCCGGATGTGAAAAGTTTGACTGGTGCGGAGTATACACTACACAAGTAGAACAAGCTGGTATGGATACTATCCCAGCGGCTGTGGGTAACCCAACAATTTATGCCCAAGGTATTAATATGGCAGTGAATAGAGCAAAACTTAAAGGCGTTCTTGCCCAAAGCGGCCCTTACACACAGAAAGATGTTGCTAAGGTTGTAAAAGGATTGCAAGACGGCACAATTGGATACCAATTAGATCCAAAATCACACAGTACAAGTGAAATTGAAACTTTTACTAGAATGCTACGTGACCAGTTACTCAAAGGTGATAAACGTGCAAGCGGCGACTTTAAAACACCACTTGATCAACGAACATTCCCAGCACCAAAGAAATAAGATTTCGTCAGCAGTATCAAAAAGGGCTCTTCGGAGCCCTTTTTTTGTGTAAATAAAGTTATGGCAAAATCATTAGAAGGCGTCTTAGTAAAAAAAGCGCATACAAAAGAAAAGTTTAACGAAGAGCAAATAACAGACTTGTTAAAGTGTTCCGATCCTACCAACGGATACTTATACTTTTCTCAAAACTTTTTCTATATTCAGCATCCTGTAAGAGGAAAGTTGTTATTTCAACCGTATGAATATCAGGAAGGGTTATTATCAAGTTACCACGATTTTAGATTCAACATAAACATGTTGCCACGACAAAGTGGTAAGACAACATGTGCATCAGCATACTTGTTATGGTTTGCCATGTTCCATCCGGACCAAACTATTCTAGTTGCCGCGCACAAATATACAGGCGCACAAGAAATTATGGCACGTATCCGTTATGGATATGAATTATGCCCTGACCACATTCGATGTGGTGTGACGAGCTATAACAAAGGCTCAATGGAGTTTGACAATGGATCACGTATTGTTTCTGCTACCACTACTGGTAACACTGGTCGTGGTATGTCCATATCACTTCTTTATTGCGATGAGTTTGCATTTGTGCAACCTAATATTGCTGAAGAATTTTGGACGTCAATATCACCAACACTAGCAACTGGCGGTAGGGCAATTTTAACTTCAACACCTAACAGTGACGAAGATACGTTTGCTATTATTTGGAAAGAGTCACAAGATAAATTTGACACACACGGAAACGAGCGTACTGATGATTTAGGACGCAATGGGTTTCACGGATTCCGTGCAGAATGGAATGAACATCCAGATCGTGACGAAGCATGGAAAGCTGTTGAAATGGGACGTATTGGCGAGGAACGTTTCCGTCGAGAATATGGGTGCGAGTTTTTAATCTATGACGAAACATTAATTAGCTCGCTTAAACTAACAGACATGCTAGGCAAAGAACCTGCCTTTAAGATGGGACAAGTACGCTGGTATAAAAAGCCAACGCCAGGCAACACTTACCTTGTGGGATTAGATCCTAGTTTAGGTACAGGTGGAGATTATGCAGGTATTCAAGTATTTGAATTGCCCAGTATGATACAATGTGCAGAGTGGCAACACAATCTAACTATTATACAAGATCAAGTTAGGATTTTTCGAGATGTTGTAAAGTATATACAAGAAGAGATCGGACACGAATACAGTAATAACATTTATTGGTCAGTAGAAAATAACACCCTAGGAGAAGCCGCCCTAGTAGTTATTGCTAACTTAGGCGAAGAAACATTCCCCGGATTGTTCTTAAGTGAGCCAGTACGCAAAGGGCATGTGCGCAAGTTCCGCAAAGGATTTAACACTACACACGGTAATAAGATTTCAGCTTGTAGTAGATTAAAGTATTTTATTGAAGAAAACAGGATGATTGTACACAGTAAGATGCTAATAAGTGAACTTAAAACATTTATTGCCGCGGGTGTAACCTTTAAAGCTAAAGAAGGACAACACGACGATTTAGTTAGTGCGCTATTGCTAATAGTGCGTATGACTGTAATTTTAGCAGATTGGGATCCAGCTGTATTTGATAAACTCAGTATAGAAGGCCAATTAGACGATGATTGGGAAGCTCCGCTACCAATATTCATTTCCAGTAATTAGTGATAAATACAACATGAATGCAAATTTAGATAAGATTGCCCAAGACCTTTACGGTAAAATACAAACACGCTTCCCTAATATCCAAATGGGGGACGAAAACGCCGGTGTACTAAGCAAAAAGGAAGATATTCCTAATGCTCGATTCTTTGAGTTTGAATACGAAGAAAACGGCGAATCATTAGGCACTATTGCTATTACCCTTGATGCCCAAGACGGGATTGTGCTACAAGTTAGCGGCGATTTAGTCAACGATAACAGCAACACAACGCACCACAGTGCGTACAAGTTTATCCGCGGTTTTAGATCATTTGCAAAAGACAGATTATTAAACTTCGATGTGCAAAACATCGGTAAGAGCAACTTAGACAAACGAGACTACGAGTTTCAGGCCAAACGTAAGGAAAATGCCATGCCCGCAATTATGGAAAACAAGATGTACGGTAATGCCCGTATGAGTTATCAAGATTTAGGCGAAAATGCTAGACTAGTTGTCAAGCACACACAGCCAATCAATATGGAACTTGCCGCCGGACGTACAATGCACATTGATAGCATTTACATCGAAAACGCACAAGGCGAACGATTCCGTTACCCAGCAAAGCATTTAAATGGTGCTCGTGCATTAGCAGAGCATATCAAAGCAGGCGGCAATCCATACGATCCAATTGGCAAACACATTTGCAGTCTAAGTGAAGAACTAGCAAGCCTACGCAAGTTCAAAGGTTATGTTAACCGCCAAGAACAAGTTAGTGAAGCAATGGGCAGTGTTACTGATCGTGTTCTAGAACGCATTGAACAAATTAAAGAAACTATCCACAAGTTACAACGTCCAGCATATTATCAATCATTTGTAGAAACATTTGAAGCTCAAGAAGAACAAATGATTCCTGAAGAAATTGCAAATGACCTAATTGACCGTTTGACAATCCGCACATTTAACGAAGAATTAAAAGCAGTATTCCCGTACATTTATAAGTTTGTTGACGAGTCACAATTAGATGTATTAGAAATTGGTGTTGACGAATTACTAAGCGATGCATACAATCCTAACTCAGTAGATGCTGAACATCGTCGTAGTTTAGAAAAATCGCAGGAAGACAGCTTAAAGAAAAAAGCAGAGGACGGGGATGAGTCAGCTAAGAAGCGGTTGCAAGCATTAAAAGATAAAAAAGAACGTATGCGTAACGATTACAACGATCGTATGGAGCGCGAATCCATAGATCCTGAACTAGCATACGAAAACTTCATGAATGATATCGTCCGTGAAGATAAAGACGAACTGTTTAGTCCTAATAAGTCAGCTCAACAAACAGCTATCAAACAATTAAACGATATTTTATCACAACCGTTAATGGGCGGCCCACAAGGCATCAATGCTATACAAAGCCTTAAAGGATTAATTGATGATCCTGAATTTTTACAATCGTTGCAAGACATTGATCCAGAGTTAGATATACGTCCATTAGTACAACAGTTTATTTTACAAAAAGACCCAGAACTATCAATGCGATTAAACTTCAGTGGTGAAGATAATGAAGCACCTGCTCCAGCAGCACCTGCTCCGTTAGCGCCTGCTCCAGAAGCACCACCAGCGCCTGCTCCAGAAGCACCACCGGCTGAAGCACCACCAGCTGAAGCACCACCCCCAGCTCCAGTAGCTGAAGCTACAGATGATAGTCCTCCATGGGATGTAGATCCTAAAGAGAAAAAGTCTAAACCAACAACACCGGGCAAGCACGGTCAGGGTTACAGCCAAGCACGTCACCTAGCACGTCAAGGTATGGCAGATGCTATGAAGAAAGCGGTCAAAGCTGGTGCAAAATTAGAAACTCAATTAGACTTTGGTCATGGTGTTAAAACTATCCAAGAAATTCTAAGCGATTGCGGAATGAGTCCTCAAGATGTTGGTATGGAAATGCCCGTTGAAGGCGGATTGCCAGCAATGCTAAAATTTATCAGCGGCTTTTATAACAAAGACGAAGGTAACTTTCCATTAGGCGGTATGCGCATTAAAATTAAAGTTAAAAAAGGTTTTGAAGATGGTGAGTTTGGCGAAGCTAGCGATGATGACTTGATCAAAGTATTAAAGTTCATTGACATGAAAGATCCAAGCGACGAAGCAGATCATCATGAACAACAACATGTCTTAAAGTTAGCAGGTGTTAGTCCACAACCACAAATGCATGAGCCAGAAGCACACGTTAGTCCTATTAGCGGACACTCTGATGCACATGCCGATAGTCTAGCTAGAATCATGCAGTTGGTAAGTAGATAATCATGAGCACACCCAACATACTACGCCGTTACATGGACATACTGGCAGAAAGAGTCACAATGAATCCAGATGGTACTACGTCTGGTGGGTTTAAGCCCAACCCAGTAGATCCCAACGCACCTGTGGATCCCAGACATCAAGCCATGCAACAAGCCAAGGATCAAGCGGATCAAGCATATAATGCATGGGTTGTAACTCGCCCCAAAACAGCAGATGGACGCCTTATGCCAGCCAACTTGAATCCTGCCGCAGTTGAACGGGTGTTGGCTGGAGAAGATCCCAACACAGTTATCAAGGGTCGTAGCCAGCTGGGAGCATTTGGCACTGACCCCTCACAGTACAAAACATTGGCACAGCAGTATCTAGCATGGTTGGCCAAACAGCCCGCTAAGTTTGATAATATGGATCCCAAGTGGGATTCTCCACCTCCGGCAGCGGCAGCACCTGCTCCCGCCGGAGCAATTAATATCAATGTGCAAGGTACTCAGCAGGCCGCTAAACTTAAAGCATATAACGATGCCAAGGCTGCTGGTGCAACAGAAGAACAAGCACAAAACGCAGAAGCAGCCGCAGGAAATCTTGCTGGTGCTGAAGCACTAAGTAAAGTTGATATAAACGATCCGTCTACATACGTTAATAATCCTAGATCTAACACCGGCCCAAGTTCTGAAGCAGAACGTCAACAATGGATACAAGATCCTACAAAGACTGCTACAGCAACGGCGCCTGCGGCGGCACCTGCCAAAGCTCCGTACAAGGGCAGTGCAGGCGCCCAAGAAATTCAAAAGTTAAATCCAGCGATTATAGATGTTAATCGAATACAAGTTGGACAAAAACTTAAGATGCCCAACGGTCAACCAGATTATATTGTTAAGCCGGGTGATACATTAGATAGAATTGCCAAAGGTGTAAAACCAGCTCAAGGTGCGATGTCTGCAAATGTAGCACCAGCCGGGCAACCAGCCGCAACTGCCGCTAATCCCGCATTAGGTACTATAAAAGGCGCAACCCAGGCAATCCCAACAGTAGCACCGCCAGCAGGTAATCCAAGCGGAGTAGGAAAGAATGCAACATATACGACAGATGAAATTGCGGCGGCCCGCGAAGCATTAAAGGATCCAAAACTCGGCGCAAGGGACAGGGCATTTTATACTGGTATGTTAGCAAACCAACCAAAAGCAGTTAAAGAAAATACCGGATACGACGAAGTTGAGCGTATTGTGAGTTTGGTACATTACAGATAAAGAAATATTATGAAAACTCTTCGCGATTATATAAATCTAATAGAGGATGCCCAAGCGCCAGTTCAAGCACCTGCAGATCCAAATAAACTGCTGGTGTTTATTAATTTTGCCAGCGGTCAGGGCAACAAACAGTATGATTTAACAAGCATCATGCAAAAAAATGGTTGGGTTGGAACTCCTGCGCAAGTTATTAATCAAGCTGAAAAATGGTTAAGTGATTTTTTAAGACAACGCGGCGATCAGTGGACTGGTGCAAACTGGTCTTATAAAGGCCAATTATTGAGAGCAAGCCAAGTTGGTGATGCTGGCGCCGCTGACGAGTGGGCCGATGAAATTAAAAACTCATTTAAGAAATAATTGAGTAAAATACTCATATTTAAAGCAAGATTTCTCTTGCTTTACTAAATAAAAGTGCGTATACTATGTATATGCACTTTTTACTTTAAGGTAGATCCGTAAAGTAAACAAAGGCAAATGAAGTAAACAAAGGCTTATATAAAGGAGAACTACTATGGCAACTTTGGCTGAAATTAGAGCAAAACTTAAGGCATCTGAATCAAAAGGTTCAGGAGAACGTACAGGCGGTGATAATTCAATTTATCCGTTCTGGAACTTAAAAGAAGGCGATGAATCCGTTCTGCGATTCTTACCCGATGGTAACACTGACAACACATTTTTCTGGGTTGAACGTGCAATGATTAAATTACCATTCGCCGGCATCAAGGGTGAATCAGAAAGCAAACCAACTATCGTACAAGTACCATGCGTTGAAATGTATGGCGACACTTGCCCAATACTGTCAGAAGTTCGCGGCTGGTTTAAAGACCCTGCACTTGAAGATATGGGTCGTAAGTATTGGAAGAAACGCAGTTACATTTTCCAAGGATTTGTAACTGAAGATGGTTTGAATGAGAAAGAAAAAGCAACAAACCCAATCCGTAGATTTATCATCGGACCTCAAATCTTTACATCAATTCGTGCGGCTTTGGTCGATCCAGAATTGGAAGATTTGCCAACTGACTTCACAAACGGTATTGACTATCGTATGAAGAAAGGTAGCAAAGGCGGTTATGCTGACTACTCAACTAGTACTTGGTCACGTCGTTCACGTCCGTTGAACGAACAAGAACAAGAAGCTATTAAAGAGCACGGCTTGTTTAACTTGTCAGACTTCCTACCTAAAAAGCCAAGTGAAATTGAGCTTAAAGTAATGAAGGAAATGTTTGAAGCATCAGTTGATGGCGAACCATATGACATGGAACGTTGGGGACAGTATTTCAAACCAGCTGGCATGAGTCAGAACACAGGTGATCCACAAAAGACATCTACTCCTAAAGCCGCACCTGCTCCAGCGGCATCACATGATGATGAAGATGACACACCTGCTCCAAAAGCAACTGCTCCGGCAGTGGCACCTAAAGCAGAAACACCAAGTGACAGTGGCGGCGACAGTCGTGCCGCAGACATCTTGGCAATGATTCGCAATCGTCAGAAGTAAAAACGGCTTGGGCCTCTGCAATCTAGTTGTACGCCCAGGTTATCTATTAGGAGAAAAACAATATGGCAACGAAAGCATTCGATCTTTCAAAATTTCGTAAAACCTTGACCAAGGCAATTGACGGTCTAGGTGTAGGATTTAACGATCCTACAGATTGGGTTAGCACAGGTAACTTTGCGCTTAACTATCTGATCAGCGGTGACTGGAACAAAGGTATTCCTTTGGGTAAAGTTACTGTATTTGCTGGCGAATCTGGTGCCGGCAAGAGTTATATATGCTCAGGCAACATTGTCAAACACGCACAAGAGCAAGGAATTTATGTTATCTTAATTGATAGCGAAAATGCACTTGACGAACAATGGTTGAAAGACCTCGGTGTTGACACTAGCGAGAGCAAACTACTAAAACTCAACATGGCCATGATTGATGATGTGGCTAAAACAATCCATGAATTTATGGACGAGTATAAAGCAATGGCAGAACGTCCTAAGGTCATGTTTGTCATAGACTCACTGGGTATGTTGCTTACCCCTACTGACATTAACCAGTTCCAAGCTGGTGATATGAAGGGTGATATGGGCCGTAAGCCAAAAGCATTAACCTCATTAGTTCGTAATTGTGTTAACATGTTCGGTACTTATAATGTAGGCATGGTTTGTACAAATCACACATACGCAAGTCAAGATATGTTTGATCCAGACGACAAAATATCAGGCGGACAAGGGTTTGTTTACGCATCTAGTATTGTTGTTGCAATGAAAAAGCTGAAGTTGAAAGAAGATGAAGACGGTAACAAGGTTTCAGAAGTAAATGGCATTCGTGCTAGTTGCAAGATTATGAAAACTCGTTACAGCAAGCCATTTGAAACACTTCAAATTAAAATCCCATACACAACCGGTATGAATCCTTACAGCGGCCTAGTAGATATGTTTGAAAAACAAGGTCTACTAAAGCAAGAAGGTAACAGACTCAAGTGGAATGATCCTGAGACTGGTGAGGAATTCAAATTCTATCGAAAAGAATGGAAAGATGATAAATTAGATATGATAATGGCGAAATTCCATATCAAGCCTGAAACAACAACTACCATTCCTACGGAGATAGATGAAAATGTTGAATGAAACACAAATTGGTGATGTCTGGTTACTATTCGCAGACTATATTGACAAGAAGCAACTAGAACTTGTAGCTGAACGCTATGTAGATTTATTGGCAGATCACGGTGTTAGTGACAAAGTGTTGCAAAGTGCAACCGGCGTCGACGACACTTTAGATTCTGCTATTGAATACTATCTTGATGAAGACGCTGAAGACGAAGATTATAAAGAATTGGATTTCTAATGGGTTGGTACGTTAAAGTTAGCAAGGATATTTCTTATATTCCTGACGCTGTAGATTTCTACAATACTGAACTAATCGATGCTCGTAAAGAGTGTTGGATTACCGGTAATGTTGAAAGAGCGGCCGCGTCAATGCCTGGGATTGTAGAACAACGTTTCAGTCAACTACAAGAAATTGAGGCAATTTTAGAGTACCTTAACATTGAACTTCGCAGACTTAAGAGTCAGCATTTTAGAAAGTATCTTGAAAACTATCAAAGAGCACTAAGCTCAAGAGATTGTGAAAAGTTTGTTGAAGGTGAAGCAGACGTTGTTGATTTTGAAAAAATTATCAACGAGTTTGCTTTACTTCGCAACAAATGGCTAGGTATTACTAAAGCACTAGATCAAAAACAATGGCAGATTACTAATATTGTCAAATTGCGTGTTGCAGGGATGGAAGACGCTTCATTGTGAAGATAGTACTAGTTACTGGCGGGTTTGATCCAATCCACAGCGGTCACATAGATTATTTTAATTCTGCTAGGCAGTTGGGTGACAAACTTGTTGTTGGTTTAAACAGTGACAAATGGCTGTCTCGTAAAAAAGGTCAACCATTTATGACATGGCAAGATCGTTTTCAAATTATTAAACATTTAAAAATGGTTGACTTTGTTATCAGTTTTAATGACGATGACAATAGTGCTAAACTTGCAATTAAATTAGTCCAACAAACTTTTCCCGATGACATTATTATCTTTGCCAATGGCGGTGATCGTACCCAAGACAATGTTCCCGAACTTGATGTTGCTGGTGTAGACTTTGTATTCAATGTAGGCGCAAAAAAAACAACATCTAGTAGTACTTTATTAGAGTCCTGGACATCTGCACATCACTAATCAATTCGCCCAAACGAATACTAATAGGCCTTAAATAATATTGAGGCCTATTTTTTATTCAAATGGTTGACCTTTGACAAATTACCATGTATACTAGTAATATGACGACTATAGATAAACTTTTAATTAAAATTGTAAATCAATCGGATCCTTCAGTTGAAGAAGTTATACCAAAGAGAGATGCTAGGGTATTGCGTAGCCTAGCAACGGCAATTTTAACACCTGGATTTATCACAGAAAATCAAAGTAAACTACTAGTTAAGATTTTAACTGAACATACTGGTAAATTTGTGCAAAATTTAGACGAACTTGTTGAGTCGTTAATAACACCAAGTTGGTCTAAACTTTTTAGAGAAGTTGATAAAACTAAAAAAATGTATATTTCATCGGCTGAGCCGTTACTTGTCATCGAATTTGCATTTTCTTCAATTATGCGGAAATCAGTAACATCTAGTGTTAAAAAAATCAGCGGTCTGGTACAGGTAGCAAGTGGCAAAGTATACTCCGCCGACCTGACTGAAGAAAATATTGAAACACTGGTCGAACTACTACAACCAATGGGTTTTGAAATAGAGGAAAAAATCCTGGATTTTTACAAAATCATAAAATCTTGGGAAAAAACTGAAGTTAAGAATCAGTTCTTATTAACTAACATTACGCACAGCAACTTTCAAAAACAAATTACGGCCGACTTGGGTATTAGTACTCCAATTGACGATAACGTCATTAGTGACCGAAGTACTAGGTACCAATATTTTCATGAAAAATCCGGAAAAAATCCGGAAAAATTGACCGAAATTTTAGCCTATCGAAATTCAACAAAGGTATGGGTTGATAGAAATAAATGGTCATTAGACGAAATTATTTTTAGCTTAACAGAGTTAAAACGATTGCCGGTGTTGGTTGTCTTTGATAATAACGATCCTAAAAAATGCCTGGCTGAGATGGCAATTTTACATGAAAGTTTAGAAAATAATTCAATATACGATAATGTTGGAATTTATTTTAGATTACCAAACGACGAGGTCGGAAGTCAGTTTAATAAATTTATTAGTGAACATAGTTACAACTGTCAACTTGATAATACGACAAAAGTAGTTGGGGTGCAAAATGGAAAAATTCCGAAATTTTTCCTAAAAAATGAATGGCGGCCGATGAGTGTCATTTCTGTGGGAAATACGCTTCGCCAAACAAAAACATCAGTGTATGCAAACTTATGCGACTTAATAATTTCACACACTGACACACAACCAATTATTGAGACAAGGAACGTATGGGAGTAAAATTAGTTATACGAGATGAGGTTAATATTAAATTTGAGAATCTTCCATTAGATGCTCGAAAAAAATTAACTAATACATTTAAGTATGAAAATCCAACTGCACGTTATCAACCTGCGTACAAATTAGGACGTTGGGATGGTATGGTCAGTATGTTTGGTCTTGGTGGTAACGGCTATTTGAGCCAGCTAGAAAAGTGCCTAGAAATACTTGCAAGTTTACGTGTACATATCGAAGATGTCGAAGACTTGCGTACCACTGGTCAAATTGAATTTAAAGAAATTACAAATACTTACTGGGCAGACCAAGGTAAGGTATGGCCTAAAGGACATCGATTTGCAGGGCAACCTATTACATTACGTGATGACCAAGTTGAGGTTGTAAACCGATTTTTTACCAATACGCAAGCACTACAAGAAGTAGCAACTGGTGCTGGTAAAACTATTATGACAGCAACATTAAGTCACTGTGCTGAAAAATACGGACGTACTATTGTAATTGTTCCTAACAAAGATCTTGTTACACAAACAGAAGAAGATTATATTAATGTTGGACTTGATGTTGGAGTTTACTTTGGCGATCGAAAGGATCTAGGTAAGACTCATACTATCTGTACATGGCAAAGTCTCAATGTGTTAGATAAGAAAAGTAAGAACTGGGACTTAGAAAATGCAATAACATTGGCAGAGTTCCTTGACGGTGTTAAGACAGTAATTGTTGACGAAGTACATATGGCCAAAGCGGAAGTGTTGAAGAACTTGCTTACACAAAACCTAGCAAATGCACCTATTCGTTGGGGACTAACTGGCACTGTTCCTAAAGATGATTTTGAAGCACAACCTATATATGCTAGCATAGGCCCAGTAGTTGGCGGCATTAAAGCTCACCAATTACAAGAGATGGGTGTGCTTAGTAACCTGCATGTAAACATTGTGCAGATGATAGATTTACCAGAATTTAAATCATACGCAGAAGAATTAAAATATCTTGTTACTAGCCCCGAGCGATTAGCGTATATTGCAAAAATAGTTAAAGGCTTATCAGAAACAGGCAATACATTAGTTCTGGTTAACAGAATTGATTCAGGCAAGCAACTAATAGAATTACTCGATGATGCTGTTTTTATTTCAGGCGAAGTAAAAGGCACAAAGAGGACCGAGGAGTACAAAGAACATGCAACAAATGATAACAAGATTACTGTGGCGACTTTTGGTGTGGCCTCTGTTGGTATTAATATCCCAAGGATTTTTAATCTGGTTCTTCTTGAACCCGGAAAGAGCTTTGTCCGTGTTATACAAAGCATTGGGCGAGGCATTAGAAAAGCAGAAGACAAAGACTTCGTACAAATCTGGGACATAACCAGTACTTGTAAGTATGCAAAACGGCACCTTACAGCGAGAAAGAAATTTTACAAGGATGCCAAGTATCCGTTTACTATTACTAAAACGGACTGGCAAAAATAAAGGAATTATGCAAATATTAACATTAGATAACAAGACTTTTTCATTAAACAATCTACCCGACGAGGTAGATGATAGTACTAGATTTGCAGTTCTAGATAACAGTGACCCTAAAGAACCCGATTTCTTTTTTATGCCGTTAATCTTTCTTGAGAGTTTTAATGCACCTGCCATGGTATTAAGGATTGGCGAAGATGAAGTAACAATGCCCATTGATTGGTGTATTGCAGTGGGTGATAGTAGCTGTGCTACTGACATTGAAATTCTACCTTTAACTAGTTTAAATGACAGAGGATTTGAAGCACTGGTGTTTAATCCGTTGAGCTCGTTTAGGGTAGAGTTTAAGAAGATCGAAATTGTAAATTTTTATAACGATGTTAAATGGTATTTTCCAAAGATGAAAAATGGACAACTATTAGCAGTACCGACTCGCTTTAAAGAACAACCAGATTGTGCTTATTTTGTAAAAGAAATTAGCAGACAAAGTGAGATAATTCAGTTAGATAAAATTCTATAATGTTTAAAGATATTGTCATCATTAACGATGCTATTCCAGTAGCCCAGCAAATAGAACTTGAAACTTTATTTACTGGGCCTACTATCCCATGGAGCCTAGTGCCGCCTGGCGAAGAGCATAATTCAACAAGCCTATCCACTAAAGACTCAGTTGATTATACTCAATTTGTACACTTAGTATTCTGGGATGAACACAGCATTGTATCTCCATCGTTCCCATTAATGGTTCCTATACTTTCTGCAATGCCTATCAATATCAAACAGTTACTTAGAATCAAAGCCAACGTTACATTGTCAAATAAAAATCGTCCATTGGATAGCTATGGCATGCCACATGTTGATTTTACTCCGCCGGTAAAAGGACTTGTGACAGCAATATACTATATTAATGACAGTGATGGCGATACTGTAATGTTTAATCAACTTGGCGATAAGTTATTGCCAATTCAAACAATTACTCCAAAACGGGGACGCTTGGTAATGTTTAATGGTTCTCGTTATCATTCGGGTAATTGTCCAACCGGTGATAAGCCACGAGCTCTATTGAACATTAATTTTTTACCAGTAAAGGAATATAATGGGATCACTTAAACCTGGCGCAACATACATATATGAGCGTGACAGAGAAACAGTCTACGCTCGAGAATTTGGTGCAGACCCAAGTACTAGACAAGTAGTCGGATGGGATTATGATAAAGAACATCCAAAGTTTGATCCTCGGACCAATGATGGCAGACCGTTACTTGATCATATAATGGACAGCAAAATGTGGGGCGAAATTCGGCGAGAAGCACGTACCAATGTGACTTTACAAAAGGCTCTGGATCGTGTTATAATGATATACAAATTAAGCAAGGACAAAATATAATGGCTTTACATATTGCATATTTTCAACCAACAATTTTTGCAATTGACACAGTTGCGCCGGTTGAATTTAGTAGAATTTTTAACTTAACTGAACAGTTACATGCGCATCCAGAGTTAGATGATGCATCCAATCCGTATACTAGTGTTCGTGGAGGACAGCAAATACAAGTATACCCAAACGATCTTAACATTGATACTAGTTGGCTTGTTGCATACTTAGAAACAATGTGTAAAGGCTACATGGAAATTGTTTCTAAACAGAGTACAACAAAAGATTTAGACATGTGTAGACCCGTTGTTACTAGCATTTGGACTATTAGACAATCCCAAGGACAGTATCAAGAATTGCACAGTCATCCAGGTGGAAATCTAAGCGGAAACATTTATATCACTGCACCCGAGCTTACATTAGATAGTAATCCAAGTGACTCACAAATTGCATTTAGAATGCCGCAAACAAGAGACGTTACTAAATTTATGATGTCAGATATATGGAAGTACAGCCCAACTCCAGGTTCGATTGTTCTGTTCCCAAGCCATATACCACATACCGTTTATCCGTGGAAAGGTATGGGATATCGTACTGTGTTAGCGTTTGATGCTAGATTAGTTCCTAAAGACGAAGTGTTAGAAACAGAGNAACCANATGAGTGAAAAAATTGAATTAAAAGAGAAACTGTCGGCTGTTGATCAAAATGTCCGCGAGCTGTGGGACGCTATGGATGCAGACCAGCAGAAATCTCTTAAGAACGAATATTTTATTCTTAATCGTTATATTAGCAACGTGCAAGGACAAAAGCGTGAAATTCAAGAACACTTTGTACTAACTGTCAATGAGTATTTTAATAAGAACTGGAATCTTTTACAGAAGCATCCTAAACTTATGTGGCTACTGTTGTGTATGTGTAGTCATAACGGAGAGACTGTATACTTCCATCAATGGTTAGGAAATAAAAAGAAAGATGCCGCAAATAGCAACAAGCGAGTTAAATTCTTAGCTGAAATTTATCCTAATAAAAAAATGGATGAGGTTGAAATGCTGGCTCAGCTAACTACAGATAAAGAGATGAAGGCCCTTGCTAAAACATACGGCATGGATGATGCAACGATCGCAAAGAAATTTAAATGATGGCTGTGGAAGAACAAACGTATACTTGTCAGTATTGTAGTAATAAATTTACTAAAGAAAAAACGTTAGCTGTGCATGTATGCGAGCAAAAACGCAGGGCACTGGCTAAGACTGAAAGACATGTTGTTCTTGGATACGATACATATAACAAATTTTATAGGATGAGTCAAAACTCTAAAGTTGACAAGACCTATGACGAGTTTGCTCATAGTTCGTATTATAATTCGTTTGTTAAGTTTGGTAGTTTTGTCTCTAATGTTAATCCGTTATATCCAGACAAGTTTATAAATTATGTAGTGACTAGTGGTGTTAAATTAGATCACTGGTGTAGAGATGAATTGTATGAAAAATACGTTCTACACTTGATTAAAACAGAACCGGTTGAAGTTGCACTAGAGCGTAGTATTAGTCATATGCTAACCTGGGCAGAAGACCAAGGAAGTGTATGGAATCATTATTTTTTATATGTTAGTCTAAGCAGAGCTACGTACGACATCAAAGATGGTAAAATTAGTCCTTGGCTTGTACTAAATTCAGCAAATGGTAAATCAATGCTGAAGAAGATGGGTGATGATCAGCTATCTGCAATAAGTAATATTATAGACTTGCAATTTTGGCTTAATAAGTTTAAGCAAAAGTCGGCAGATGCTGATTTAGTCAAGCAAGTTGTTAAGGAATCTAACATATGAAAACGAATCATGTAAGTCCTAATCCAGATGCATTACAGCTTGAATTGCAAGTAATCGTGTCAGAAGAAGATAATTCGGTTTACGTAAAGTTTATAGGATTTGATACTATTGAAGAAGCTGACAAGTATGCCGACCACTTAACAGAACACTTACCTTTATTACTTTTTGAATCAGAGATAAAACACTAATGCCAGATATTGATATTGACTTTGCAGACAGAACAACCGCACTTAAAGTGTTTAAGAATGTCACGGCTGCAATCAGCGACAACGGAACTTTTAAAAAGCACAATACTGGAATATATTGTACTGCGATCCCGTACAATCCAATTACAGGAATAAGTACGATAGAGTATAAACAAGCAGAAGAACGAGGTTATTTTAAGTTAGACTTTTTAAATGTTAGTGTCTATGAAGGTGTAAAAGATAGGACACATTTACTCAAGTTAATGGAGACTGAACCGTTATGGGATCTACTGGAGCAAGACGACTTTACCCAACTACTATTCCATGTGAATGGGCATGGGTCTATTCTGAGACAAAGCAAGCCAAAGTCTATAGAGCAATTGGCCGCAGTACTGGCGATGATCAGACCCGCGAAACGTTATCTGATTGGGAAAGATTGGACTACGGTGATGAACGAAGTGTGGACGAAACCCGAGAATAATGAGTATTACTTTAAAAAAGCACATGCTATTGCTTACGCACATGTGGTGGTAGTGCAGATGAATCTAATCTGTGAAAGTATAAGCTACGAGTTTAGTTAACGAGTTTTTCGCACTAACTGTACTGATTTACGCTTTACACGCTTGAGTGTTAGATTCATCAAATTAACAACTGGACCTAGTATTACTCTAACATCCTTACTGTTAAAAGTTTTAACAGCATAAGCAAAGGGTAGTATTTGATCACGACAAATAATGCTAATTGGAAATTGTCTGTTTGATTCCCACCACCAAGTTTCTCCTATTTCTAAAAATAGGGTTTTTTCTTCTGGGGACTTTATTGCATTTAAATCGTAGAAGCTAGTAACAAATTGGTCTTGATTAATAATTATACCAACGTATTCTTCTTCGCCGTAGTTTAATACGCTGATAAAGGGTAATTGTTGTTCGATGTTGTCTCTTAGTTTTGCCATAAATAGTATATAAAGGTCCTGCCAGATGCAAAAAATATCAAGTTATTTATATCCAAATAGAGTACAGCTATTAGCCGATCTGGCAGGATTTACTACGGAGTATACAAACGTGTATCAGAGAACAGTAAAAATATATAATGGTATTGATAATACTATCGAGTTCGACATTAAGAATGCCGACCAAAAGCGCATTAACCTAAGCACACTTTCTATAATTGAACTTAATGTTATGGATTCTCAAGGTAATGCACTATCGAACAGTCCGTACACCGTTACTCCGTTAAATCAAACTACGCACAAGGGTATTAGTACAGTTACTATCCCACAAGATGATTTAGTAGAGTTACAAGATCAATTTTTGCGATATAGTGTTACCGCAGTTAAAGACGGCAATGATATCATACTATACGGCGATTCAAGATTTGGAGCAGTTGGCACAATTGAATTGATTGGTAATGCTATGCCTACCTTTAGAAACGAGCGAGTATACAAAGACTTTTCAGCAGAAATGAATTTAGAAGGTCTTCCTATTCGTAAGTCTAGTTCAATTCCAACTACATTTTACGAAGCTGAAAAAACAACTTCATTAGACTTTGAAATTGCATATACGGGATTTAAAGGCACAATTTGGATTGAAGGTACTACTGAATCAACTATTACTACCGAAGCATTTAAACCAGAAGTTCGAATTTATGAGTTTCCAGAACTAACGGTAGCCGCATCTGGAACATTCACAGTGACCATGGATATCGGTGAATACAAATATTTTAGAGTTAGATATCTTAACTCAAGATTGGCAGATGTTACTGGCACTAATTCGTCCGGAACAACCGGAAAGGTTGACAAAGTAACCGTAAGTTAAGTATAATAGTGCTATGAGTCTCATAGCCGATACATTACTACAACACTTACCCGGTAAACGAAAACAGACCCCAAGCGGCTGGATAAGTTTCAATGCCCCGTGTTGTGATGACAAACGCCAACGTGGCGGCTTTATTATCAATGGCGGCGATGCAGTATCTTACCATTGTTTCAATTGCGGATTTAAAGCAAGCTGGCAACCTGGTAGAACTATTAGTCAAAAAATGAGTAAACTAATGCGTGACCTTAATATGGGTGACGATACAATTAGCCAACTTAGATTAGAAGCCCTTAGACTAAATGACAACTCGAATACGGTAATAACAAGTGTTATTCCAAAGTTTGAAACAAGAGCATTGCCACTGGATGCTATTAGTTTTGAAGAGTTAGATACATTCTTAAAACTTCCAGATGGTGACTATGCTGTTCCAACAAAATTTACCGAAGCAGTTGGATACTTGGTAGAAAGAAAGATTGATCCGTTTGCTTATCCGTTTTATTGGGCTAACAAAATAGGATTCAACAGCAGACTTATTATTCCGTTTTTATTCAAAGGTGTCATTGTTGGATGGACTGCCCGTGCTTTCAATGATGCTAAACCCAAGTATCTAAGTGAACAGCAACCTGGTTATGTGTTTAACTTAGACCGTCAAACTAATGAAAGAAATTTCGTAATTGTTAGTGAAGGGCCGTTTGATGCACTAAGTATTGATGGGTGTGCTTTATTAGGTGCTGAGATTAAAGACAGCCAGAACTGGTTACTAAAACAGCTGGGCAAAGAAATTGTGCTAGTACCAGATAGAGACCATGAAGGCCCACGGACTGTTGAACAAGCATTAGAGTTCGGCTGGAGTGTAAGCATGCCAGATTGGCCTGAAGATGTCAAAGATATAAACGATGCAGTGGTTAAGCTGGGCAAACTTGCCACACTATGGCTTATAACTAACGCAAAAGAATCAAATAGTCTTAAGATTCAACTTAGGGCAAAGAAGTGGTTTCCAAAGGATCAAAATGAAAAAAATAATTGACTTTCTATTAACTCCCTGGACATGGTACCAGGATCGCCGTGCGTTTAAAAAACGCCTAAAAGAATTACGCAAACGTGACCCGTTTATTTACAAATGATACTTTGGGGCGTCAACGCATTAAATCACGGGCATAGTATTGCTGTCTTTAAGGACGGCCAATTTGTCGATAACTATACTGGCACAAGCGATCAACTTGAAAGTGAAACCACTTTGAAATCGCTAGCAC